AAGGTATTTATTTACAGGCAAAACGTAATGGTGGAGACGACACAATAACGTTTAAGGCTGGATTTTTTAAAGTGACTGAAATTTGGGCGTAAAATTTTAGGAGTCAATTTTGACTCAAAAAAAGTTTAGAGCGAAACTTTGACGCTTTGATATGGGGGGTATATGAAAAAAAATTTATTTTTTTCTAAAAAAGTTCATATGGGAGGGGGGGGGGGGCATTGGAGGATGTGGCAAAAAATATAAAATTAATAATTTGTGACTGACAAGACCATAAAATTGATTTTTTATATTTTTTTTAGATATGAGAAACGAATTTGGTGTGAAATTTTTGATGAAATATAAAATTATATTTTGGGGTATTTGGGAATTAATACAAACTTTTTATGGTGTAAATGTAGATGATCGTCTTGGTCCTTTGGCTACAAATAGTAGTGGAAATATATTAGCAATGGCTATTCAAAAACATGATACTTCAGCTGTTAGTGATGCTGGTAAAATTAATATATATAGTGCGGTATATTAAATTTATTTTTATAAAAATAAAATAAAAATAAATAATTATAAATATTATGTTAATTGATTATGTTATACAATTAAATTTTTATAATTATTTGTATAATTTGAAAGATTATATTAATTTAATATTAATTAACAAACTTTCTTATAAAAATTATAATTATGATATAATATATAAATATTATTTAGAGAGAAAGTTTTCAAAATTTTTTACAGAATCTGCTTCATTAATTGTTATATCATATAGAGATTGTTTTATTAGAATAAATATATTTGAAAATATAATGAAAGATAATGATTATGAATTATGGGATGAAAATATTTATTATTTATTTTGGAAAGGCAAATATTATAAATAATTTAAGATATTTTAAATTAATAAATATTAATTATAAGAATATTTATTAATTAGATTATATTATATTCTTATTATTCTATTATAATAATATAATGACTTCACAAACAGCCAATACAAATATTTCTAGTTTAAAAGGTTTAACATCACCAAGTCCTTCTGTAACAAAAGCTGCTATTTCAACAAAACCAATTACTGACAATTTATCAGCAAATATTGATAGTGCTCCAAGAGTATCAGGTGCTAGTCCTATAGAAAAAGCCGACCAATATACAGCCTCTTTAGGAAGTTGGTTTTGGTATTTATTAAGAATATTTTTTATAATATTAATTTTAGCATTTTTAGGATTTAATATTTTTGCTTATTTAGGATTAATAACTGGTAGAACAGCTGAATTTTTTACACCTTTATTAGAATATTTAGGATATCCTATTATTGATACAACAAAACAAACATTAAAGAAAAGTATTGAAGGAACTAAAGAAATTATAGATGTAGCAGCCGTAGGAGCAGATACAACATTAGATACTTTAGAAAAATCATTAGATGGAAAAGTAGATGTAATGAAATCATTAAATGATGCAAAAACTAGAATGAATAGTAAAAGAGCTAGTATTAGAAATCAAGAAACTATAAATGAACCAGAACCAGATGAAAGTGATAGCACTACACAAATGACTAGAACCAGTAAGGCAGGATTTTGTTATATAGGTGAAGATAGAGGAATTCGCAGTTGTATTCAAGTAGGAGAAAATGATGAATGTATGTCAGGTGATATTTTTCCAACTAGACAAGTTTGTGTTAATCCAAATTTAAGAACTTAATTAATAATCTTCTGGATAATAAAAGAAATCATCATAATCAAATAAATTATTTTTACTAATAATACTTAAAATATTATTATTAGTTTTTTCTTCATTTACTTTATTAATTCTTTTTTCTATATTAATTAGTTTCTGATTATTTATTTCTTTTTGTTTTATATTTCTAGTTGAATTATTATTCTTTGAATTACTATTATTAACATTAGGATTAGTATTATTAACATTAGGATTGTCATTAATAATATTATTTGTATAAATATTACCAGAACCAATTTTTCCAACAGGAAAACCATTATCACCTGGTTCCCAAGAACGTTGGGGTCACGTAGTGCCTATTTTTGAGTAACTTATTCTCTCTTTATAGCCAACTAATGGAACTGTTTTATCATAACACAATTCTTTATTTCCAGGGACATCACTATTAGAGCTAGGATTACATATTGGATTCTTTTTAGATGGACATATTAATATATTTTCAACTCGTTTTAAATTTCTTATATTCGGATTAGTATTAGTATTAATACTTTTATTATCAAATGTTATTGTTGTATTACCAGAAATAAATGGTTGCGTTCCCCATGCTTTTTGCTGAACACCAATTGCTCTAGCTGTTCTTGAATATATTTGTCTTTTAGATAAATTGGCATTATTATTTTTATATTTCAAAATTTCAGCTTTTCTTCTCATATTAAGTTGTTCATCTGTAAAACTATCTAAACATTCAAACCCTCTAGCTCTACTCCATGGTCTTTCTGAACCATCAATTGGAGGATTAGGAAAAAAATTGCTAGGTGGAACTCTTCTACATGTAGCAAAGTTAAATGACATTTATTATAAATAATTATAATATAAATTAATAAAAATTATAATTATTTAAATTACTTATGGATTATATCCATCGTGAGCTCCAGAAAAATACCAACGAGTCGATAAATATTGTGGTAATGCTTTAGTAATGTCACTACCTTCCATTCTAAGATTTGGTCCAGAATCAACAATAGATTGTATTCTACCTAAACCAATAGCTCTAGCAAAATATCTTAATTCAGAAACATAACCATCAAAACCACCATTTAATGTAACCCAAACATCATCATAATTTTGTTTAGGAACACCTTGTAAAATATGACGTTTTGTTAAAACACCATTAATATAAATATCCAATTGATGTTGATCGCATCTTACAATTATACTTACCCATTTATTTATTGGGATATCTTCAACAAGAACATCTTCATTCATTTGTTCAAAAGTGTTCATTCTAATTAATAAATTTTGTTGATTATCAGTAATTGGTGTTAAATATAAACCGGGGGAATTATTTGGTTTCATTATACCATCATTATCATGAGCATCATTACCTCTGCTAAATACATGTTTATATTGGTCTTGTTTATAAATAGGATCATCAATAAAGATCCATACTGACCATGTAAATTCTAAACCATCAGTTCTGTTTCTTGATCTTAATATTGGAATAGAATTTGGAGAGTTAGGATTAGTGGATATTCTAGACATTGTTTTTGCATCTTTCATACCTCTAAATAAAACTGGATCTTCGCTGTATGAAAATACCCATGTTAATAATGATGATCCTAATCTTAATAAAATAATGAAAACAAAAATAACAAGAAGTAAGAATGAAAATTTGGCTATTAAACTATTAGATTCTAAAAATTCCTTTGTGCTATTTAAATAATTATTAGTATTATCAAATAATGCCATCTTATATATAATATATAAGAAATTTAGATTGAAATGTAAAAATAATAAATATTATTTTAATTTTATTTATTATTTGCCTATTTTCATTAAAATTTTCTAAATTTCAAAGCTACCTTTTTCTACATTATCTACTAAATAAGAGAATTTTATTCTATATTTATTGAAGAAATTAGTTCCAGATGTTCCTGGTCCTTGTCTATAAACATTGAATGCTTCTTGAGGGTTAAGGGGATGTGGCCAGAATTTCATTCTTCCAGTCCATCCTGAGAAACCTCCTGAAGGAGTAATAAATACATTGGCTGTATTATCTGCTCTAGCTACACCAGGTAAAATACATGTTCTAACTAACTTACCATCAATGTAAATATCTAAACTTCTTCCATTTAATGAAACAATCGCATTTACCCATCTTTGTAATGGAATATTTTGAACACTACATGAGAAAGGTTTGCTATCATGACCATTTGGACCATATGTAGATAATTCTACATTAATATCATTTTCATATTTTCCTAAAGTAATTGATGGATTACCACCTCCTTGTGCATTACCTCCACGTTGTAAAATTACTTTTTTTTCTCCTAATCTATAATTCCAATTTTTAATGTATATCCATACAGAATAAGCAAAGTTGTTATTGCTATTACCCCCTGGTAAATCAGAAGCAGATATGGTTTCTGTTTTTTGTGCTGATTTTAATGAACTAATTTCATTATCGGGATAAAGATATTTGTATATTAAGTATAATACTAATATAATTACTAAAATTGTTAATATATTCTTAACTAAACCCATAATATATTATATGGATAGAAATTTTCTAAAATTATATATATTATATAATTGTTAAATATCAAATAAAATATTATTAGATATTTAATATTATAAAGTAAATGATAAATGTCTTATATTTCTTAAAGTGAATGGTTTATCTGAATAAATAATATTTTTTATTCCTCCATATATACCATTATTTTTACCTGAAATTACATTGTCGACTCTCATATATGGTATAATACCCGGTAAAGTGGCTACTAATTCATTATTTATAAATATGTCAACGTTACCACTATAATAATTAATTGCTATATTATTCCAACTTTGATATAGGAAATTTTTTGTTTTATATACTAGATCATAATCACCATTACTATTTAATGCTTTAAATTGTAAATTATTATTATTATAAGAAATAATTAATTTATTAGCATAATTCATTAGATTAGAATCTTTTGAATATGCCGGATTTGTGCTTGGCGGTTGTGGGTTTATCCATAAATCAAAATACAAACCATAATTATAATTGAAATTTTTATCTTGTATTCCTTTTAAATTTTGGAAAGTTCCTAATACTTTTTCATGATTTGTATAAATTGGTCCATCCTGTAAAATTGTATAATTAGAATGAAAGAATTTTTCATATAAAGATGGAAAATTATTTTTAACAAATGGAATAAATTGTTTATTGTATAACTTTTTAAAAATGGGTATTAATATATATAATCCAATTAGTATTAATTGAATAAAGAATATTATCCATGTTGTTTTGCTAGTTATTTTATATTGTTCTCTCAATAAATCTATAAAGTCTCCTACTAAACAAGGTAAATATAATACAATATTTATAAATAATCCTAAATTTGGATATGCTTTTTCAATTCCAGGTAATGATGAAGAAAATAATTTATATAAAAATGATAAAGTAAATAAAACTATTAATATTTCTAATATTCTTGTAAATATACTAAAAAATACATTCATTGTAGGATTTTGGACAAGAACAATTATTAAATAAATACTTCCAAGTAATAACAATAAAATTAAAATAAATGAAAATGTTATTTTGAATAATTTTTTATAATCATTAAATTCATTTAATTTTAATTGGAAAAAAATAAACAATGATAAAATAATAAATCCAAATATTATTAATATAATATTCATAGGAAGGTCATATTTTTCCTCTAATTTAAATGGGTTATAAGAATAAAGAAAAAATGCTGTAATTGTATAAATAATTAATCCTGTAAATAAAAATGTTAATAAATGTTTCTTTTTAATTTCCATTTCTATAATAAATAAATATTTTATATATTTATAAAATTATAGACATGGTATTTCTAGAATTTCTCAATCAAATAATCTAAATGAAAGACTAGGAATAACATTTAGACAATTTATCTAAAATAAAATTATAACATATTTTCCATAGCTGTTTTTTTACCATGACAATTTTTACATAATGCTTCTAAATTACTTATATGATTAGAACCACCATATTCTAATCTTACTTTATGATCTACATCATACCATGCTTCTAATTGATTTTGACAATGAGCGCATTTCCAACTTTGTTGCGATGCTACATATTTTTTCTTTGTCTCTCCAACACTTCTTTTATTACTACTTCCACCAGAATTCATCATTCTTTTTTGCTGTGGTGTATTATAATTTTGAGAATTTAGATTAGAATAAATATTACCAGCTGTAAACAAAGGTGATATCATATCAGCAGAATCTTTATCAATTGGCATATATTTAATAAAACTATTTGCATGAGTAAATAAATTTCTTGTGTATTGAGGATATTTTTTAATAAATAAGTAGAGAGAAAGACCTATAAACCCAATTCCAATCATTTGATAATATTTTTTCCATGTTTTAAGTATTTGAATATATTTTCCATCATAATAAGTATTTATTATAAAAAAAGCTGTTATACCAAATATTAATAATTCAAATTTCATTTTATAATAATTATTAATATTTTATTTATAATTATTTTTTGTAAGGAATACATTCACCTTTACTATTTTTTCTTGTTCCATTAGGACAACGTTTTCTCTTTTTAGTTGGTGATTTTTGTTTAGAAGATTCTCTCTTATGAGATGATTTCTTTTGCGATATTTTAATTTTCTTTTCCGTTTTTTTAACACTTTTTTCTATTTTTTCACTTAAAGGTTTTCCATTAGAACTATTTGTTAATATTTGAACAACTTCATTATTATCAAGAATATTGTATCCAAGAGTTTTTATATTTTCTAAATCATTAACTAATTCATTAATATTTATTTTTTTTGTTGAATAATAACTATTAAAACAATATTTAAGTAATAAATCACATGTATTTTTAATATAATATTTTAATGATAAAGCATTTTTTACCTCATTTCTAAAATAATTATTTCTAATAAGAGGAGAATAACTCATTATAAATCCCCATACATCACAATTATGTTTATATACATTGTTATAATACTCTTCATCTTTGAACATAGGAACAGATGATTCAAAATCAGTAAATTCATAAAGAATTTTGGCAATATATTTTGAAAAAAATAATAAAATTAAATTTTCATTTTTTTTTAATCTTACACCATAATTCGCAAATATAGGAACAATAATATAATTATTCATGTATGTAATATGTCCTTCACCTCCCATTTGTTTCCATAATTCAAACCAGTTTATAGCAAGTAGTTCTAATTGTTCCATTATAAATGGACTGTTTTTATATATGTTATTTATTTGTAACTGATTAGGATACCATTTTTTAAAGTAACTATTAAATAAAATATTTGAATATGGTAAATTAAACTGGACAACTCTATCAGTAATTACAGAAGGTATTTTATTACCTTTTTGTATTGAAGCCAACCCCCAATCTATTATTCTACTATGTTCATCTTTATAAAGAATATTTTCACCTTTTAAATCATTATGAAATAAACCTAAATTATTCATAGGAATTATTCCATTTTTCAATAAATCTATTAAAGTAGTATTCAATGTTTCAAATTTTACAGTATTTTTAGAAAAAATTTCATGTATATCTTTACCACCATCAGGCATATTAATAATTTTAACCTTTCCCAAATTACTATTTATATTTTTTGCATTTAAACCTATTCTAGATAGAGAATTGCATATTTCCATATTTTTCTTATCATCTTCACTTAATAAATTTGGTTTACATATATTCATATCTCCTAATAAAAAATATCTATCATTATTTGGAATTTTTAATATTATGTTTTTTACATTTGATATTTCTTTCCATTCAATATCAGCATCTTTATTTGATAACATTTTACTTATACCAGTTGTTCTGTTATTGCTACCTTCACATTTTAAGGCTGGTTTAAAAACACACCCATAACCTCCGGCTCCTATAACTTGCCCTCCAATTTTATCTCTCATATTAATATTTATTTAGATTATATTATAATTATTTTTTATAAAGATATAATGAACCCGTTATTAAAATTAATAATAAAGCAAAATAAATATATTTTTGTTTTTGCTTTATGTCATTATATATAATTTCCTCTTTCGGTTTGTAATTATCATAATATTTAGATAATGATTCTTCTAAAGTAATTTCTTTTATTCCTAATGAAAAATTTATTTTATTATGTATAAAATGAACCCATTTTATTAATGATTCTCTAGAATCTAAATAAGGAGTAACCGGGTAATTATCTAGTAAATTACTAAAAGAGTTGCCAATATCAGGAATAGGCATTAATAATGGTAAATTATGAAAAAAATCATAATATTTTTTTTTTGTAGTATCATTAGGAGTTAAAGGATAAGTAAGCGCAATAGTATGTAATACAAACCAATAATGAGGTCCCCATATTTTTGGTTCTAAACTCATAAAAATAAATGATATAAAAATATAAATTAAATAACTAATAACGATTAATGACTGCAAAAACTTTAAAAAATACTAATTTTTGTAATAACTGTGGACGCGTTGGTCATTTATTTCACCAATGTAAAAATCCAATAACTAGTATAGGTATTATTTGTTTTAGAAAAAATAACGATAAATTAGAATATTTATTAATAAAACGAAAAGATAGTTTAGGTTATGTAGATTTTATGAGAGGTAAATATCCTATTTTTAATAAAGATTATATTATTAATTTACTATCAGAAATGACTTATGATGAATGTATAAAAATAAAAAATAGGGGGTTTGATGAATTATGGAATGAATTATGGGGTGAATATGTTGGAACCCAATATAGAAATGAAGAAAAAATATCTAAAGAAAAATTTAAATTATTAAAAACAGGTATAACTATTAATAATATAAACTACAATTTATGTAATTTAATTGATGAAATATCAAATAATTATAAAGAACCAGAATGGGGCTTTCCAAAAGGTCGCCGCAATTATCAAGAGAAAGACTATAATTGTGCTATGCGCGAATTTGAAGAAGAAACAGGTTATAATAAAAATGATATATATTTACTACAAAATATTATACCACTTGAAGAAATTTTTACAGGTTCAAATTATAAATCTTATAAACATAAATATTATCTAGGTTATTTAGATATTTCAAATAAACCGAAATTTGATTTCCAAGAAAGTGAAGTTAGTGAAGTAAAATGGTTTTCTTATGAAGAATGTTTGGAAAGAATAAGACCATATAATTTAGAGAAAAAAGATATATTAAAGAAAGTTGACAATATATTAAAAAAATATACATTATATACATAATATATAAGTATGTCTTCTAAGAAAACTATAAAAATAAATAATCAAAAATTAAATAATGAAGAATTAAATAAAAAAGAATTAGAAGAATATAATCAATGGAAAAAAATAAATGATAATGAAGAAGAATTAAATACTTATAAACATTTATATCCTACGTTAAATGATGAACAATTTTCAAAAAAAATAGCCGAAAAAAAAGAATTTAATGATACAAAATATGATGGAAAAATAGTAGAAATTGAAAAACAAGCCGATATATTATGTAATGCTGAATTTGAATTAGCACCACATCAACAATTTATACGTAATTTTTTATCATTACAAACACCATATAATAGTTTATTATTATATCATGGTTTAGGTTCTGGTAAAACATGTTCTGCTATAGGTGTTGCTGAAGAAATGCGTGAATTTTTAAAGCAACTCGGTATAACTCAGCGGATAATAGTTGTTGCATCGCAAAATGTTCAAGATAACTTTAAACTTCAGTTATTTGATAAAAATAAATTAAAATTGGTAGATGGATATTGGAATATTAGAAGTTGTGTAGGTCAAAGATTATTAAAAGAAATTAATCCTATGAATATGAAAGGATTACCCAAAGAGAAAGTAATATTACAAATAAAAAGAATAATAAATAATTCATATTTATTTTTAGGATATACTGAATTTGCTAATTATATACAAAAAAGTACTAAAATACCACAAGATATGAGTGATGTTAATAAAATAGAAAATATAAAAAAAATACAATTAGAAAAAAATTTCTCAAATAGATTAATTATAATAGATGAGGTTCATAATATTAGAATTACAGATGATAATAAAGACAAACGAGTTGCGCAAGAATTAACTACTTTGGTTAAATATGTAAAAAATATTCGATTACTTCTTCTCTCTGCTACTCCATTATATAACTCTTATAAAGAAATTATATGGTTATTAAATTTAATGAATATGAATGATAATAGAAGCACAATTGAACTAAAAAATGTTTTTGATAGTAATGGAAATTTAAAAATAAATGAAGATGGTAAGGAGATTGGAAAAGAATTGTTAGAGAGAAAAGCAATTGGATATGTATCATTTGTAAGAGGAGAAAATCCATATACATTTCCCTATAGAATTTGGCCATCTGTTTTCTCTTCTGAAAATACATTAATAAATAAAAATTATCCTATAATACAATTAAATGGGAAGCGTATTCTAGAGGGTATAGATGTATTATCATTATATTTAATAGATTGTGGGTCTTATCAAAATATGGGTTATGACGCAATAATAAATTATTTAAAAACAGAAGTAAAAGGTAAAGACGATTTACCTAATTTTGAAAATATGGAATCCTTTGGTTATACTTTATTACAAAGACCGATTGAAGCTTTGAATATCGTCTATCCCAATGAAAAATTTGATAATTATATTAATGGAACATCTGAAAATTTTAATATTAAAGAATTAGTTGGTAAGCAAGGGTTAAATAACATTATGACTTATAAAGAATCGACAAATCCTCCTTTTAGAAGCAATTTTGAATATAAGAAAGAAGCTCTTGAAAAATATGGAAGAATATTCTCTCAAGAAAAAATAAAAAATTATAGTTCAAAAATAAATTCTATATGTAAAAATATAATAAATTCTGAAGGTGTAGTTTTAATATATTCTCAATATTTAGATGGAGGTTTAGTCCCAATTGCCTTGTCTCTAGAAGAAATGGGTTTCCAAAGATATGGAGAAGTTAAATCATTATTTGAAAAAATACCAACTGAATATCCTTTAGATTTGAAAACTTATCAAATAAGTAAAGAAAAGGATACTATTCCAGCAAAATATATTATTATTAGTGGTGATAAATTATTGTCTCCAAATAATGAATTAGATATAGAAGCGGCTACAAATCTTGATAATATTAATGGTAATAAAGTAAAAGTAATATTAATATCTCAGGCTGGTTCTGAAGGTATTGATTTCAAATTTATTAGACAAGTTCATATATTAGAACCATGGTATAATATGAATAGACCTGAACAAATTATAGGTAGAGCTGTAAGACAATGTAGTCATAAAAATTTACCCTTATCAAAACGAAATGTTCAAATATTTTTATATGGAACTATTATTGAAAACAATCAGGAAGAAGCAGCTGATTTATATATTTATAGATTAGCTGAATTAAAGGCAAAACAAATAGGAATTATTACAAGAATATTAAAAGAAGTTTCAGTGGATTGTCTACTTAATATTGATCAAACAAATTTTACCGAAACTATGTTAAATCAAATAATAAAACAAGAATTATCTAATGGTAAAATAATTGATTATAAAGTAGGTGATAAACCATATAGTTCAATATGTGATTATATGGAAAATTGTATTTATAAATGTAAACCGGTTTCAGAAATTGGTGATATTAATTTATTATCTTATGGAGAAAATTTTATTAATTCAAATAATGAAAAAATTAAACAGCGTATAAGAAATATAATGAAGGAACATTATTATATTGATAACAATACATTAATAAATGAAATAAATGTTATAAAAATTTATCCCTTAGTTCAAATATATAGCGCGCTTACGCAATTAGTAGATGATAAAACTGAATTTATAACAGATAAGTATGATAGGCTAGGGCACTTAGTTAATATAGAAGAATTATATTTATTTGAGCCACTAGAATTAAAAGATTCTAATATTTCACTATATGAAAGAAAAGTTCCAATACCATATAAACATAACAAATTGTCTATCAATTTAAAATCTAAAAATTTATCCCAAGATGATATAGATGTTATAAAAATCATTAAAAAGGGTAGTAAAAAAGATAAAAAAGAAAAAGATATAAGAGAGAAGGGTGATATTGATGAGAGAGAAGCAAAGGATGAAGAAATTTATCATGAAAAAGCAAATGAATTATTAATGGAAATGAAAAATAATTATGAAAAAACTATTTTAGATGTTTTTATTGAGAGAGGAGAAGATGATTGGTATAAAATAGCATCTTTAGTTATAAATGAATTATCAAAGAGAGAAATAAATATAAAATTATTACATGATTTTATTATAGATCATATTGTAGATTTACTAGTTTTTAATGATAAATTTATATTATTGAATTATTTATACTCGAGAGAAGATAAATTAAGTGATTTTGAAAAGAAAATTAAAGATTTTTTTGATAATAGAATTATAAAAAATAAAAAACTTACAGGTATAATATTACAAAATCAAGGAAACCAACAATTATTAATTTTAAAAAATAATAATTGGTTTTTGAGTGAACCCGAAGATTATATTGATTTAAAAGAAGAAATATCTAAAAAAATTATTCCGATTAAAAATTATAATGTAGTTGTAGGTTTTATAACAAATTTTAAAAAGGAATATATGGTATATAAAGTAAAACAATTAGATAAAAAACGCAACAAGGGGGCTAGATGTGACCAATCGGGCAAAGGTGATATTATAAAATTATTAAATATAATAGAAGGAGAATCTAAATATAATAATGAAAATACAAAAAAATATAATTCAAAATATTTATGTATATTACAAGAATTATTATTAAGATATTATAATTATATTAAAAAAGATGATAAAATATGGTTTTTAGATAGTGATGATGCAATTTTAAATAATATAGAAAAGGTAGAATTTTAAAAATAATTGAAATATAATTTAAGAATTATATTATAATAAATATTATCATAATATAATGGAAAAAATAGAAACTAAAATCAGACCTAAGAAAAAAATTACCAAATTAAAAGTAAAAGAAAGTAATGAAATATATAGTAAATCTTTATTTTCAAGAGAGGTATGTGTTTCTATAACTAATATAGGAAAAAATATGAAAGAAACTTTAGAAAGAATAATAGCTAGTGAAGTAGAAGGAAAATGTATTATTCAAGGATATGTTAAACCTGCTTCTGTAAAAGTTCAAAATTATTCAAGTGGATTAGTTATGACTGATAAAGTTATTTTCAATGTAGTATTGGAATGTTATGTCTGTATTCCAGTAGAAGGAATGATAATTAATTGTTTTGCGGAAAATATAACAAAGGCTGGTATTAGAGCTTTAATTACAAAAGAAAATAGTCCATTACTAATTTTTGTAGCAAGAGATCATAATTACATGTCATCGTATTTTAACTCAGTTAAAGAAAATGATAATATTAAAATAAAAGTAATTGGTCAAAGATATGAGTTAAATGATAAATATATTAGTATAATTGCTAGTTTAGTAGAAGAACATGAAAATATTTTACAACTACAAACAAAACCTAAAAAAAAATTACAAAAGCTGATTTTAAAAGATGAAAAAGAAGAACCAAAACAAGAAAAGGTTGAACAAGTAGAAGAACCAGAAAAATTAGGTGAAATAGTGGAAGATATTCAAGTAAATTAACTAATCATTTATAAAATTGTAAAAAGAATATAAAATAATTTTTTTATTTTATAGTATATGAGTACAGTTGATACCGAATTAATTATAACATTAAAAACACATATTGAAAACTTAAATAAATTTCATCAAATAGAAATTTTAAAAATTTTTAATGAAGAAAATTCAAATATGATAAACGAAAATAATAATGGTGTTTTTATTAATTTAGTTGATTTATTAGAATCATTATATAATAAATTAAATGAATATATTACATATGTAAATGTTCAACAAAAACATTTAACTAGTATTGAAGAAGAAAAAATCAATATAGAAAATGAGTTTTTCAAGGAAAAAAATAAATTATATAAAGAAAATAAAGAAAAATCAACAAGTCTAAGTATAAATGCTACAAATTGAAGATTATAAAAAATATATGTTAACTGAAGATAATATTAATAAAAATTATTGTAATTTTTTACATAATAATGAAAATATGAAAAATTACAATAAGAAAAATGAAAAATATAATAATAAAGATAATAATTCAAGAGAAAAAACAGAATATTATCTCCCATATTCTAATGATAAATTATTTTGGTGTTTTTATAAAATAATTAATGAATCTTGGGATGAAAATGAGAATTTTAGAATTGAAAAAGAATTTAAAATCGATTGTATTGAAAAATTACGAAAAAATAAAAATGATTTAAAACCATATAAATTAACTTTAACTACAATTGAAAATGATTTACTAAATGAGAGAAAAATTACACTTAAAACATTAGTGGCATTGTGTATTTTGTATAAAATTAATTTAATTTATACTTTTAACAACAAATATTATGAATTAAACAATGATTCTCTTGATAATATTAATAATATTCATGTAATTAGCAATATAAACGACAAAGATTCATTATTATTAATTAAAAAAGATTTAGATTATTATAGAAATAATTTTTATTGTATAGAAAATATCAATAAACCATTAAAAGCAATTTCTGGTTATACAATAAAAGAATTAGAATTAATGGCCAAAAAATTACAAATAATAGAAGATGATATTAAAAATAAAAATAAAAAAGATTTATATCAGAAAATATCTGAAAAATTTTGATAAATAAAATATAAAATTGATAATATTAATACTATATAAATATTAATATTACTTTATAATATATGACAAATTCATTAGATAATTTAAGTAATTTATTGAAATTATATTTAGATACGAGAAATGAATTTGATGAAAATAATAGTCCTGAATTTGAAATCAGATTTGGAACTCGTAAAATAAAAAATATTCAAAATATTAATAAAATTAATTATGATAATGTTATTAAAATACTAAAATCAATGAACTTTACATTTGATGATATTGGCAGACATTATTTAAATATAAATCCTGATTTGTCAGATAAAAAATTACGCATTCAAATAAATGGCTTAACTAATATACAAAAATATTGTCAAAGTAATAATATTATTGATGAAAATGGTAATATATATACAGACGTTAGTTTTATGACAAAAGATTTAATAGAAGATGAGAGTGTAACTAATCCAGCTAATATTGATAATTTTAATTTTAGAGCATCATATCAAAATGAAGAGATGATAATATCAACAGATGAAATAAATAGCATTATTGGCCAATTAAAAAATGTAAAAAAATTTTATAGATTAATAAAAAGATTTACATTTAATCATGAAGATTATCCTGTAAATATTGATTTAAGTATTGTAAAAGAAAGTAAAAATAAATTTTATAACATTAAAGAGAGTAATATTTTTGATGGAAGTGAAAAATATGAAATTGAAATTGAATTAGATAATGATAAAATTAATGATTCTACAGATTTTAAACAATTAGATGGTAAAATTAAAAAATTAATAAAAATTATTTTATCTGGATTACAAGAATCAAAATTTCCAATTTCTTATGATGAACAAAATGATGTTGGAAGAGATTATTTAAAAATTATTAAAAAAGATAGTAAATATGAAAAAAATATTCAAACACGAGATTTTATTGGACCAAGTTCATATACATTACAAATGAATAATATTAGTGAAAAAAATGATGATGCTAAAATTCCAAATATTAGAAATATGTATACTGTAACAGATAAGGCTGATGGTGATAGAAAACTCTTATTTATTAATAATAAAGGAAAAATATATTTAATTACAACAAATATGAATATTCAATTTACTGGCGCAGAAACAAAAAACAAGGATTTATATGAAAGTATTTTAGATGGAGAACATATTTTATATAATAAGAAAGGTCAATTTATTAATTTATATGCAGCATTTGATATTTATTTTATTAATAATAAAGATGTTAGAAGCTTAGGATTTACTCCTGTCACTATTGAAGATATTCAAACAAATTTTAGATTACCATTATTAAATAAATTTTTAAAAGGGTTAGAACCGATTTTATTTGGAAGTAAAAATAGTTTACCACCTATTAGAATAGAAAATAAGAAATTCTATTCTGAAAGTGAAAAACAATCTATATTTGTAGGATGTAATACAATATTATCTCAAGTTAATAATGATTTTTATGAATATAATACTGATGGTTTAATTTTTACTCCAATGGATAAAGGTGTTGGTAGTGATAAAATAGGAGAAGATGCAAAATCACATAAGATTACTTGGGATTATTCATTCAAATGGAAACCGGCGATATATAATACAATTGACTTTTTAGTTACAACAAAGAAAATGCCAAATGGTCAAGAATTTATAGGTAATATTTTTCAATCAGGAACAAATGTTTTAACTAATGATCAAATTAATCAATACAAAACATTAATTTTACGTGTTGGTTTTGATATTAAAAAACATGGTTATATAAATCCATGTGTTAATATTATTGAAGATATATTTCCAAACAATTCAAATATAGATGATGAAGATTCATATAAACCAGTTCAATTCTTTCCAACTAATCCTTATGATAATGATGCGGGCGTTTGTAATATTTTACTATCATATGATAATTTAAATGTAAAACAAATGTTTACAGAAGAAAATGAAATTATAGAAGATAATATGATTGTTGAATTTAGATATGATATTACAAAAGAAAAACAATGGAGATGGATTCCGTTGAGAGTCAGATATGACAAAACAGCAGATTTTAGAGCAGGTAATAAGAATTTTGGTAACGCATATCATGTAGCTAATAGTAATTGGCATAGTATTCATAATCCAATTACAACAAAAATGATTTCAACTGGTAAAAATATTGAAAATGAGTTAGGAGATGATGATATTTATTATAATAAAGTAGAGGGGATTTCTATTACTAGACCATTGCGCGATTTTCACAACTTATATGTAAAAAATATATTAGTAAATTCTATTTCAAAGAAAGGAGATACATTGATAGATTATGCTATGGGAAAAGGCGGTGATTTACCAAAATGGATTTATGCAAATCTTTCATTTGTATTTGGATTAGATATTTCAAGAGATAATATCGAAAATAAATTAGATGGAGCTTGTGCTCGCTATATTAATTACAAGAAAAAATTTAAGGTTTTACCAAAAGTAATGTTTATTCAAGGTAATGCGGGATTGAATATTCGTAAATTAGATGCACAATTTACAGACAAAGGCAAACAAATTACAGAAGCTATTTTTGGTAATGGTCCAAAAGATGAGAAATTATTAGGTAAAGGTGTATATAATATTTATGGAAAAGGAGAAGGAGGATTTAATGTAAGCTCAATACAATTTGCGCTACATTATATGTTTGAAAATAATAATACATTACAAAATTTATTAACTAATTTATCTCAATGCACTGCGATAAATGGAATTGTAATTGGAACTTGTTTTGATGGTAAAAAAATATTTGATTTACTTAAAGATGTAAAAGAAAATGAAAGCTATACACTTATGAAAGATGATAAAAAAATTACTGAAATTACAAAAAAGTATGATAGAGGAACTTTCGATAACAATATAAGTTGTATTGGTTATGGTATTGAAGTATATCAAGAATCTATCAATAAAGTTTTTAAAGAATATCTAGTAAATTTTCATTATTTAGATCAATTAATGGAAGATTATGGATTTGTCAAATTAACAAATGATGAATTAAAAAGAATTAACTTTCCTTCATCAGTTGATTCATTTGAAATTTTATATAATAAAATGTTAGAAGAAGTAGAGAGAAATCCGCGAACAAAAAATAATTATGGAAATGCTTTGAAAATGAGTGATGAAGAGAAAATTGTCTCTTTTGTTAATAATTATTTTATTTATAAAAAAGTTAGAAATATTGATGTTGTAGATGCTAATAATATTTTAACAAAAGAAACTCCTGAAGATAAAAAAGAAGAATTTGTTGAAAGTTTAAAATCTAAAAAGGTTATTGAAGAAACAAATAAAGAAATACAAAAAGAAGATAAAAAAACTAAACCAAAAAAAATTAAAAAATTAAAATTAGAATCATAAATTATAAGCTTTAATTACAAAATTATATAAATATAAATTTATTTATATAATTAGCATATGAGTTTTTATTTATTACCAAGTAATAGTAATACTGCAAATATAAATAATATTTCATTTACATATACCAATGCTGTAGATAATATTGATATTTATATAAATAAATCATTACATAATTATATTAATTATGCTAAAAAACAAATAGATATATATTATTCACAATGGGATTCATATAAAAAATATACAAATCCTTATGAATATATACATAGTATAATTCCACATTATAAAACTTCTGTATCTAAACTTAAACCATTATCTAGATCATTTTTTAAATTGATAGAAATTTTTCATTTATTAGATATATTGAATGATATTACAATACCAATTATTACTAGTTTTCATTTAGCTGAGGGTCCAGGTGGATTTATAGAAGCTTTATTATGGTTGAGAAATAATACAAATGATATTTACTATGGCATGACCTTAATAAATGAGGATGTTAATATACCCGGGTGGAAAAAGAGCCAATATTTTTTAAATAAAAATCAAAATGTTAAAATAGAATATGGTATAAATAAGAAAGGTGATTTATCTGATGTTGAAAATTTAAAATATTGTTATGAAAAATACAAAAATTCAATTGATATTATAACCGGCGATGGAGGATTTGATTTTTCTGTTGATTTTAATAAACAAGAAATTGTATCAACTAAATTAATTTTATACCAAATATGCTTTGCGATTTCAATGCAAAAAGAAGGTGGTATATTTATTTTAAAATTTTTTGATTTATTTACTGAAGCTTCTGTTGATTTAATTTATTTATTATCATTATGTTATGAAAAAATTTATATTGTTAAACCATTTACTAGTCGATATGCTAATTCTGAAAAATATATTGTATGTAAAAAATTTAAATCTATTAATGTTAAAAATGTTTTAGATAAAATAATAGAAAATTATTCCGAAATTAATAATAATGAAAATTTTTTAAAAAGAATATTAAATATAAATATTCCTTATTTCTTTTTAAATAAATTAGAAGAATATAATGCGATTATTGGACAACAACAAATAGAAAACATTATTTCTACAATAAATTTAATTAATAATAATAGCAAAGATGATAAATTAGAAAATATTAAGAATAATAATATACAAAAATGTCTTCAATGGTGTATAAAATATAAGATACCATATTACAAAAATTTAATATAATACAAATATTTATCATACAATATAAAAAATAAAATATTTAGGATATATATAAAAATGTCAAATATCCGAGCTATTAGACATGTTGATAGAATTATCAATGTTAATCAAGGGGGTGGATCAAAAAAACAAGGAATTCCTTCATCTACTAATTTAATTACAACTGCTCATGTAGCATTTAGAAATCGTAATGTTGTATGTCCTTGTAATCGCCATAAAATATTTTGCATGAATCAATTAGGTGGTATTGGAGCTGGTGGTATTCCAGGTCGCTCATATATGTTTGCTTCTACCGCCGATGGAGTTCATAGACCATCATATTGCGGTAAAGTAGCACCAACAAATTTCAAACAATTTTTATTATTTGTTAGAAATTAAATTTATATAATATTATTATTCTATAATATTATATAATGTCAAATAATAAAGTAAATTGTGAAAAGTGTAGAGAAGAATTAGAACCAAATAATTTAGAAAAATGGAAGTTTTCTTTAATAGGAACATTCTTAGTAGTTATTTTATTTAATCCAACAATATTTAGAATAACACAAAATATATTAGGTAATTTAATAGGAAAAATATCAGATAAAAGTGGGTGTCCTACAGTATTAGGATATTTATTACATGCTTTAGTATTTACCTTGCTTGTTCGTTATTCTATGGAAATGAATATTTAATAAACATAACGTTCTAATTTTTTGAGTTCTTCTCTATTTTGCTTTGTTTGACTTCTTGTTCTTCTGGAAACTGGTCTCTCTTGTATTTCTTTAAACTTTTCTTTAGCAGTCTCTCTCTTTTTTATTATATGTATCTATTTGCTTTTGTTTTTCTAAGTCTGTCGGTGCTTTTTTTTGAGCATTTTTTTGCTGTGTGATTTTTTTCAATTGTTCATCTATTTTTGTTTTTACTTCTGTAGGAAGTTTTTTATTTCTCATTTTTTGTTCTTCATGTGCTTGTCTCATCTTTAAAAATTCTTTACGCGCTAACATATAACCAGGAGTTAATTTTGAGGCAGGTATATTGCTTATTATTAATTTTTGTATTTCAGGTTGATATATTCCTTTCTCTCCTTCTCCTAATTTTTGTTTTAAAATAAATGAATATTCTTCTTTAGGACCTCCGCCTTTAATAGTTTTACAATATTTAAAAGGAGCACATGAACTTTTTTTCGAAAACCCTTTTTTTCTTCTACATTGTTTTCTTGTATATTTTCTCGGTAAACTAAATATTTTGCCATCTTTTCTTATACATCTTTTAGATTTTTTATTTATATTACAACAATTTCTCATATATAATTATTATAGAAAATTATAAAAAATAATAATAATTAATATATTCTTGTATAGTCATTTTTTTGTTATTAATAGAAATTTTTTTATTATTATCAAATTTTAAATTACTTAACCCCATATCATTATCCATAATAGCCATTGTCATTTTTCTCTCTATAACTTTATCATTACAACTAGGAATACTTTTATTACACCAACGGCCTAAGTTGGGAATTGATTCTTTTAAAAAATAATTATTAAAAGAATTGTAAATATAACGAATCATTATAATTAAATTAAATGTTTTATTTATAAATAATTATAAATAAAATTAATAAAAGCATTTTAATTATAAATATTATAACAATAAATGTATTCTATGATGACTGCCTATAATTTATTTTCAAAAGGAAAACGAAAAGAGCGTTTTGAAATTATTTTAGAACCACTACAAGCAATTATTCAAATATCATTTTTAGGATTTTATCCTATTGGAAGCAAATTAAATATACACAATAATTTATTATATATACAAGCAGCAGGTTGGAGTCAACCATTATCTAGAGCTTATTACAATGATTCAAAAGATGATTTATTTTATTTATTTAATGCTGTTGTAAGATTTAATAAGTTTTATAAAAATATGCCAGAAATTCAAAATAATAGTTTATTTAATTTATTAAAAAAATTATGTATTAAAGGTATTGATAATTTAATTATTACATATAATCAAGTAGATAATCCAGCATTATTACATACTTTAAGAATGTATAAAATATTTTTAGAAAGTGATTTAAATTCTAATTCAAATAACTGCTGCGTTAATACCAATGCGAATAATGTAGTTAGTAATAATAATACAAATAATATAGATGAAAATTCTAATGCTATTGTTCAAACTAATTCTAATAATTTAATTGTAAATACAAATAATAATAATAATAATAATGATTTAGCTAATCTTATTAATAACATAAACACATCATTTATAAGTGATACTAAAGATATAGATGATGTTTTTATTAATATAACAAAACTATATAGTATTCAAGATTATAATATTATTTATAGTACATTAATATTATTAGAAAAAAATCCACAAAATTATAATGAATATATTAATGGAATTAATAGTATATTAAATCCTATAAATTCTCAAATAAAAAAATGGATTAATGATAATATTGTTTTTTAAATTTAAAAATATAATTGTTTAGCTACAGCAAAAAATATAAAATAAACAAATATTAATAAAAAATAACATAATATTGAATAAGAAAATTGGCTAGCATCTATTTGTTTATGATTTATAAGTCCAATAAAACCATGTAAAGCATTAAATAAAATTAATAACCCAGAAATTAGCAAAATAAATGTTATAGTCATTATATATTTTCTGTCAATAATTTTTATAAAGTCTTTATTTAATACTAATAGTGAAAAAAGTAATGTAGTTGATAAAACTTGTACTGATAAATCATGGCTAGATGCTGCAAAAGAATATAAACCAATTTTTTCTGATAAAGTAATATGATTATTAAATTTATTCATTTTATATATTAAACAAATATTAAATGAATATAAAATAATATATAATTATCTAAAGATTTGTTGCTTTGGAATAAGTGTTCCTGTTCCAGCACCACTTACATTACTAATAGTATCGCCGTTTGTAGATGGTATAATAAAACCTTGCGGAGTATGGAAGCAAAGAGTATGATTTCCACTACCTCCTGCTGGCTGTCTACCGGTATTATTATTCCATATAACTCTTCTTCTAATATTTGGTATACATACTTGATATCTAGATTTTAAGAATATTGGAGCATTAACATTCGAACTATATTTTCCAGCATTAGCACCTTCTCTTCCCCATGCTGTATAAAATGAATTCGCATTTTTATTAATATTATTTACTTTAGCATTTAGAGTTCTTAATCCAGAAGATACAGCTCCCTGCTGAGCAAAGTTTTGATTACTTGGTTTATATATAATTGTTTTCTTGGTATAACCTTCATTACATTCATTATTACATCCTTTTTGTATAAAATTTGTTGATACAAATTGTTGAGGAGCAATGGCTTTTCCATCTAAACCATATTTATCATTAAGTAAACCTTGCCATGAATAAAAATTATTTGTTGGATATATAGGATTTCCTTCTTCATCTTCATATTGAATAAATTTATTTTTTGATAAATTTAAATTTTGTTGATATGTTTTAACTCTACTTTTCAAATAATTTCTTGTATCGGAATAATATTTTTTATCTAAAAGAGTAACAGCGCTTCTTATTCTATTATTAGGAGCATTACAACTTTGACAAACCGGTCTTTCATTACATGGATTTAAAAATTTGTCATCTTTATGAATATGTTCTTTAATATCGTTATTTTCTCTCAAAATATTTTCTTTTATTGACCCTAATATGCTATTATCTTCATCTTTACATTTTGAGCAATCATCTGAATTAGTTCCTAAATAAACACTGCTTCCTGGTAAATCTATCATAGATTGATCCCGACCTACACTTTTAGCACTATCTTTTCTAGGAGGCTTTAATTGTTTTCTATAATGTTTTAATGGGCGAGCTGTTCCAAAAGCACTACTATAATCATTTGCTTCATCTACATAAATAGGATTATTTCCTGCACTATGAGCAGCTTTACTAGTTTGATTAGTATTTGGTCTAGATTTAATAGGTATAATTGATGTAGTTGATTTACCTTTCCATGATACATATGGTTGAAATTGCCATTTATAACTACTATATGGTTTTTTCAAATTCATTATAATATTATTATAGAAAATAATAAATAATAATATTATATAATGAATTGTATTTTAATATTATTAGCTTTAGTATTATTAGTTATTTTATATAATAATTATTTTACAACTATAGAAAATTTAGAAAATAATAAAAATATTGATAATCAAAATACAAATAATAATTCTTGTTTAAGTAAAGATCCATTATTTTTATCTATAAATAATGCTTCTCAAATTAATATTTTATCAAAAGAAGTAAATAAATTACAAGGTTTAAAAAAACAAGTTGATGGAATGGATAGTCGATTAAATTTACTTCAAAAAAGTGTAACAGATATGGTAAATAAAATAGGTAACCAAGGATTTGGAACAGCTGGTAGAAATATGAAAACTATTAAAGAACCACCACCAAAAATTAGCGGATTAAATTAAATTTAAATAAAATTATTTACATATATTAATATAATGAGTAATTTTTTTGATAATATAATGGATGATTTATCTGGTATGGAAAAACAAATATTAGGTCCAAATTATAAATATTATAAATTTATAAAAACACCAAAAGAAATTGGCATGTCTGGAGATGGTTCTCTAGATGCGATTGGTAGCAATATCAATGGATTGATTGCATATACTGAATTATTAGTTAGTGGGGGTGGTGCTGCTTCTGCTACAGGTAAACCTTTAGGAAATAAATATTTTTTACAAACTGGAGCTCAATGTACAGATAAAAAAACTGGAAATCAAGTAAATAGATTTATATATGTAAATAATGTTCCAGATGGTGAAATACCATTTATATCTTCTGGTATGGGAGTTAATTTTACTGAATTTGAAGGTTTACTTCCTGGAACAATGAGTAATATAGCACAATTAAATCCTCTTGGTGTTTTTCAAGCATTTATGTTAGGTAATAGCCCAGAATGTCAAGATATTAAAATGGAAACTATTGATGTAAATAATAATGTATCTCAAGAAACACAACACGTATTAACTTCTGATATAAAAAATATGAATCCTTGTTGGTTTCCAAATAAAATTAATCCAGTTACAAATACGCCATGTAGAGAGGCATTTGAAAATAGAAAAAAACAACCAAATAATGTTACAGAATTAGAAGATGATAATATAGATTATGTAAAAAATTTAATTAATGTTATATATATATCTCTCTTAATTATTTTATTTTTATCAATCGCTAATAAATGTTTGAAAAAATAAATTTAAACTAATTTACATTTAATTAAAAATATAAGATTTATAATAAATTTTTATATTTTTATTTTTATTTTAAGGTCTTACAACTCTATTTAAATCTCTTCTAACATTTGTTATACGAGAACCACCACTTTGGAATTTATTATCTAATGAAGATTTTTTAGGAGGGGCAACTGTTCCGCCATTTCTAACCCGTCTTAAAGTTGTATTTGTAAAAGATTTATCAATATATCCATGAGAGAAACCATGAACATTGTCTCCAAAACTACTTTTTCCAACAGCATTTATTTTTTTTAATTCCATAACTTGCGATGATGTAAAATAATTTTCACCACCACCAGCATCACTTTTATATACTTTTCTTAAATTAGCATAATTAGAATAACCTTGACTTGATGGATAAAATTTTGGTGGATTGGCTCCATTTATATTACTAACTTTAGTATCGGCTCTACTAGTTACAGCAGCCATACCACTTAAACCTATACTATTAGATTGACTTCTATATACTAAAGGTTTTGTATGAATAGTCATTGTAATATTTCGCATTTATATTATATTAATATAATATAATATAAAAAAAATATTTTTACTTTAATTTAATCTAATAAAGAATAATTTTTATGTCATAATTCTTGGAGCAATATTCATTGTCATTAATTCTTGGAATAATAATTTACATGAATATGGAATATGAACTAGATTAAAATCTGTTCTATTTTCGCATGTTTTACAATAATGAATATGCATTTTATCATTATATGCTGCTATTAATCCACATTTTTTACAAACATTTACTTTGAAAGCATCAGACGCATCATATAGACGCCCTTTTGTAAATCTAGAAGCACCATGTGCCACCATAGCATCACGTTCCATCTCTCCAAAACGAAGACCGCCATCTCTCGAACGTCCTTCGGCCGGCTGACGTGTTAAATTAACCATTGGGCCAATACTTCTACTGTGTTGCTTATCGTTTACCATATGTTTTAATCTTTGATAAAATGCCGGACCAATGAAAATATTACTATCAATTTGTTCTCCTGTTAAACCATTGTATAAAACTTCATTTCCATTAGATTCATAACCATTTTTTTGAAGTTCTTTACAAATATCTTTGATATCTAAATCTTCAAAACTTGTTCCATCCCCAAATAATCCAAGCTGAACTAATACTTTTCCTAATAATGTTTCTTTTAATTGGCCAATAGTCATACGACTAGGAATAGCATGAGGATTAATAATAATATCTGGTTTTACTCCTTCTGCTGTAAAAGGCATATCTTCTTCATTAATAATATTTCCAATAGTTCCTTTTTGTCCATGACGACTAGAGAATTTATCCCCAATAACAGGCTTTCTTACAATACGTAGTCTAACTTTACAAAAATTGTATCCATCACCATTTCTCTCAATATAATTTTTATCAACATAGGTTTCTTCCTTTGTTCTATATACTTTACTTTGATCTTCATATTTAATTACTTTAGTTTGATCATTTTTATTTTCTTTAATTGGAAGAATTTTTGAAATAATAATATCTCGATCTTCAACTAGAGAATTTTCTGGAATTACACCATTTTGATCTACTTTATCATAATTCGCAAATTTCATTCCTTTTGTCTTATTAGGATCCGGTTTACATCTAATTTCTTCATCACCTTGAATTTTTTTATCTTCATCTTTTTCTGTATGATATACTGTTGCCTGAAATAATCCTCTATCTAGAGAACCTTTATTAAATAGGATACTATCTTCTTGATTATATCCAGTATGAGAAGCAATTGCTACAATTACCATTTCTCCAGAAGGAATTTTATTTAAATTTATAATATTCATAATGCGAGTATCTACAAGCGGTCTCATTGGATATGATAATACATATGCTGTTTTATCCATGCGTTTTTCATAATTTGTTACATAAACACCCATTGCTTGTTTGCCCATTGCCGATTGGTAAGTATTTCTTGGGGATTGATTATGATCGGGAAATGGAATGCATGATGCTAATATTCCAAAGATTGAACTTGGATGAATTTCACAGTGAGTATATTTATAAATAATATTATTTTTCTTGCTAGTAATTAAATCATTCTTTTTCATAGCAATCATACTAAATGATTGTTCTAATGGGTCAATATATTCAATAATAGAATCATCAATGTTACAAGCAATTAGTAAATCATTCCAGTTTAGTTCTTGCTTTTCTAATTTATTAATAATTTCTGGTGTATATAAAATCTTATTATTATTTACTTTTAGTAAAGGTCTAATTAATCTTCCACCATCATTACATAGTCTAATTTCACAATTTTTATAATCAAAAATTACACTTGTATAAATATTAATAATACCCTTATATTTTTTATCTTTAAGCGACAAATATAATTTTTCTGGTTCATCAGTTATACCAATCCATGCTCCATTAATAAATACTTTCACATAATTATCTAGATTATCTTTACAATCTTCAATTTTTGTTATTTCTAAATTTACACAATCGAGTAATGGTGTGCTATTTGAATTAATTGTAATTGTTGACATATAACTTAAATTTTTTACAACCCCAACCGACGCTCCTTCTGGAGTATTATGAACTACTAATCCTCCATCTAATAAAAATCGTCCCTTTTTATCTTCTAATTGCCATCCAACATAATTTCCAACTCCAGTTTCTTTTAAGATAAATGGTGATGTCATAAAAGAATTATTCCGCATAATAAGTGTTTTATCAGTATATTTATGTATTTTTTTTCTAGGAAGTAAGGTCGGTATTTCATGAATATTATTTCCAGTAATTCTTATTTCTTTATATGATGAATATTTTTTTACGTTTGTTTTTTTATCTGTCCATTGACTAATGCCCTCTTTTACATTACATGAAAAGCCAAGAGAAATTGCTATTTTATGAACATCATCAATAATTTTATAATTTTTTGGTCCTTGACAAATACGTATTTCTCTACCATTATCTCTCACATGTCCATCAGTATCAATTATTCCAGCTAATAATTTTAATCTAATATTTTTATCATTTACAATATAATCATTTGGAATATGTTTATTATTAATTAAATTATATTTTTTTAAATATTTCTTTAAAGGTGCTTCTTCAACACGATTACAAAATCCTTTATCATATGCTTCTTTATTTTTTTTTGAGCAAATTTTATATTTATATCTTTCATCTTTATTTATTAATGCTTCATTAGTTTCAGCCCACATTTTCCAATAGTCTAATAATTCAAAATCAGTTTTATAATTTAGAGCGAATCCTGTTCCACATGATAATCCATCTCCTAACCACATTCCTAATAAGTATGGGTCCATTTCTACTTTTTTTGTCTCCCATTTAATGCTATTAGTTTTGTATAATACTAAATGTTTTTTTGTATAATTATCTAATTTTAAATAATCTTCAATTGTAATATCAATTGTATTATCATCATTAAATGAATGTATATAATTTTCTGCTTCATCATAACTTTTAAACGATTTTTGTTGTATTTTATTTGTTTCTCTATTGAAGAACTTTACATTATAACGTTCTTCTCTATCTTTTTTATTACATAGAATAATATTTTTATGTTGACGAATGTAAAGAGTTAAAATATGATTATCTGTTACACGATGTTTAATAAAATTTGATTTATCTGGAATTATATGATACATATTTTTTACTCCGAAGCATGTTGTTCTTACTTTTGTTGGATTACCTAAATCATCAATTAAAATATCCCCAATAATTATATTTTTAGCTAATTTAATTTCACCAGACCACATCATAATTGGTGTTTCTGGATCAAAACATTCAGCCGGACATAAAAACCCCCATGAACTGTTATGTAATTTTCTAGGAGGAATTAATTTACCACTTTTATCAATAGGAGTATTAATACGTCGTAAATGACTTAGAGATGAAATATATGTTAGACGATTTAGAACTTGCGCGACACCAACTTTATTGCTATTTGTTTGTTTAATACCAAAATCACCCGTTGCTAATGCTCGTTTAATTCCATTTTCAATTGTTGTAGATTTAATAATTTTATAAATATTTGTTAAATTAATAATATTACTATAATCTTCACTTGATTTCCATGAACCTGTATTAATCTCTCTTACAATATATTTTTGCATATCTTTTACTAGCTTGTTCAAATAATTTCTGAATAAATTATTTAATAGTGTTCCTGTTAAATCAATGCGTTTATTGATATAAGAATCGCGATCATCAACAGGTGCTAATTTTAAATAACATTTGAATAATTTAAATATCATATATCCTAAGAAATAAATTTTTTGTGTCTTATTATGACAATGTGGAAACAAGTCATTTTCTAGAACTTCTTCCGCAAATTCGCGTTTTTTAATAGCACCTTGCTCTTTATCCATATTCATTGGTGTATACATTACATTACTTGTGATATATTTGATTGCTGATTCATAATCTAGATAATTATTTCCTTCAATAATAGAAGCCTTGAATTCTTTGATAAATACTTCATATAAAGGATTATTTAAATCTAAAACAATTTTTTCACAAATTTCTTTATCTGAAATTAGACCCAATGCTCTGAATAATATAACAACTGGAATTGGATTTTTAAGTCTTGGAATTTGAATCCATAATCCATATCCAAAAGAATTATTTTTTGAAGACATCATAATAGCAATTTGTTTTGGTGAAATACATTTCCAATCTGGAACAGATTTAATTTCTGCCATATATGACCATTTACTATTATTTTTACTAATATCAAAACAATAAATTTGATTTTCAGCTGCTCTTTCTTGGCCAAGGCAAGTTTTCTCAGAACCATTAATGATAAAATATCCACCTGGATCCATTTTACATTCACCAATTACTTCTGATGTCAAATGTTTATATTGAGACAACACACAGATATTAGATCTTAACATAATAGGTAATTTACCAATATGAATTTTAGGAAGCACTTTATAATATGTTTGAACATTTTCTAATTCTTCGCCTGTTCTTACAATATATTTAATATTTAAATCAACCGTCATATTAGATGCGTATGTAAAATTTCTTAGTCGAGCTTCATGTGGAAACATAATTTTTGCTGCTCCATTGTTTTCATGTATTTGAGGTCTATGTAAACTAAAATTTTCAAAATTAATATAAATCTCGAGACCATATTTTTTTAATTCTTTGTTATAATCTTGTTCTGATGTAATTAGAACAGGATTAAACATTTCAATTGTATGTGGAATTTGTCTAGTAATAAAATCATTATAAGATTCAATTTGATGTCTAATTAATTGTTTAAGATGTTGATTTGAAAAGTATGAATTAATAATTGTCCACGGAATTTCTTTCTCTGAAATATTTTTTTCATTTAATTCTTCATCATTAAAATTTTCGTTACGCTCCATTTTCAAATCACACATTTTATTTTTCATTTAAAAATTATTAAACTATATCAATTTATCTTTAAATTTATTAATAAATAAATGAAAATATAATTGCGATAAAGTATAATTAAAATAATTATATTAAAATAACAACAATATTATTTTAATATGTCTAATAAATTAAAACGATCATTAGATAAAAATTTCTCATATAGCGAATATAATCCAAAAAATAAAATACAAAATAAAAATGATGCTCAAAAACAGATTCATTATGGTTCTATTAGTTATGAAAATAATAGCAATGATGAATTTTGGTATCAATATTTGAATTCGGATGAAGATTATCAAGAATTTTTTGATGAAAATATTATTATTGAAAAAGAAAAAATTAATATTGAAAGAGAGATAAATGGATTACAAGATTTGCTTAATATTATTGAAGATTACCCTTACGATGAGAATAAAATATATAATATTGATTTAGAAAAATTACATTCTATTAAAGAACCTCTTTTTAAGCTAAATTCATTAATTGGATTACAAGAGCTCAAAACGAATATTAGTGACCAAATAATTTATTATTTACAAAAATTACATATACCAAAAAAAGAAAATAAAATAAATGAAGATTATTTACATACTGTTTTATATGGACCTCCTGGAACTGGTAAAACTGAAATAGCTATGATTTTAGGTGATATTTTTTGTAAAATGGATATATTAAAAAGTAATAAATTTAGAAAAGTTACGCGTAGTGATTTAATAGCTGGATATTTAGGACAAACAGCTTTAAAAACTAGAGATGTTATTAAAGATAGTTTAGGTGGTGTATTATTTATAGATGAAGCATATAGTTTAGGAAATGCGGAGAAAAGAGATTCTTTTGCAAAAGAGTGTTTAGATACATTATGTGAATCATTAAGTAATCATAAGAATGAATTAATGGTTATTATTGCTGGTTATGAAGAAGAATTAAATAATTGTTTTTTTTCTTTTAATCCTGGGTTAAAATCTAGATTTACTTGGAATTATAAAATAAATGAATATAGTTCTGAAGAATTAAAGGATATTTTTATTAAAAAAGTAAATGATAATGGTTGGATAATAAGTGATGAAATTAAATGTAAATTTTTTGAAGATAATAAATTATTATTTAAATCATTTGGAAGAGATATAGAGAATTTTTTTTCAAAAATTAAAATAGCACATAGTCGAAGAGTTTTTTGTTTAGAAGATGGAGAGAAAACTAAAATAACATTTAGAGATATAGAAAAGGGGTTAGAACTATTTAAAAATAATAATGATAGTAAAGAAAAAGATGATAATAAAATAATTGCTTTAATGTATACCTAAAATTTTTTAATTCGTGATTTTATTAATTTATTTTTAAATTAATAAAGTAAAGATGAGTAATATTAAGCCTATAACTATTAATCCTGATTTATTTAAACTTGGAGGTGGGACAAAAAAAGAGAGACCTTCTCATAATAAAACTCAGAAAATATCTACTATAAAAAATAATATTCAACCTAATAAATTAAAACGTGATTTGTTACAAAAAATAAAAAATTACAAACAAAAAGAGAAGAATTCTAATGAAAATGTAGAGAGAAAAAGTATTCAAAATAATGATAGTAATGAAAGTAATACAGGAAAAAAAGGTATATATAAAAACTTGGATACAACCGAAAATAATGAATTTCAAAATGAATTTATGAAATCATTAAATTTTTTACAACAATTATCACAAAAAGGACGTAATAAAACAATGAAGGCAAATAGACCTCTTATTAATATTGATATGCCTGATAATTTAAAAGAAAATAATGATAGCGAATCTAAATTAACTATAACAAATAAAGAAAATGGGGATGTTCCTTATGGTTGCTTGAAAAATGGTAGCAAGCCAACATTTAGACAATGGAAAAATTATACAGTTAAAAATACATCATATAAAGAACCCCAATTAGTAAATTTACCAGTAAAAAGTGAACCTATAAATAGTGTTCAATATAATCAACCTAATATTATTGAAAGAAGTTCAAATAATGTTGAAAATAATGAATTATCTAATGAAATAAATAATGAAATAAAGAGTGAAGTTTCACAAGTTATAAATAATAGTATTCATCAAAATCAAAATACTTATTCTAATTCTAACTCAAATAATGGTTATATTAGTACAAAAACAAAAACTATTAAATATCATCTTGGTAAAAAAAATAGAAAGGTTTCTATATTAATTAAAAATGCTGCTACTCGTAAAAAAATTAATGCTGAACATAATAAGATAAAAAGAAGTTCAGTATTAGAAATGAAGAACTACTTAAGAAAACATAATTTATTAAAAGCTGGAAGTGAAGCTCCAAACGATGTAATAAGAAAATTATATGAACAATGTTTGTTAAGTGGAAATATAAATAACACCAATAAGGATAATTTATTACATAATTATTTAAATGATGAAAAATAAATTATATAACTATTAATAAAATAATAATATAATTTAGCTTTAATAATTATAACCATTTTGATAAGCATCGTGGCGTGACTTTAAAACAATTTTATTCTCTCCATTTCTAACATACATATTGTATAATGAACCATTATTATTTGTCATTCTAATTCCAAATCCATTATTCATACTTTGCTTTAAATTAAATTCTTGGAGAAACATAATTTTTTCATTAAATGAATTATTATTCTCTCTATTATTTACTTTTAAATTATAAACTACAAATGGATTTATTTTTCTTACATTTAATTTTCTAGTTATTGTATTATACATATCAAAAGTTGGTTGAACATTGTGATTATTTGTATTACGTAATAAATTCATTCTCTCTACATTTGCTACAAATGATTGTATACATTCTTTAATTAATATATTTTTTGGGGTTGTGGATAAAAATGCTTGAAAAACTGAATTGCCCAATATAGAAAGGCAAGAACAAAAAGTAGAATCTTTAATAATATAATCTATCGGTGCGTATGGAACTATATCGATATCTACATACACTCCACCTTCTACATATAATTTACATAATCTCCAAAAATCAGCTTTGTTAGGACCATATTTTATTTTATTAAAAAGCTGGGCATATTCTTTATTAAAATTTTTTTCAATAAATTCATAACAATCTTTGTCATCGCTAAAAGTAAAGGTATATTTTGGATTAAATTGTTTCCACATTTTAATTATATTTTCAGGAAAAACCTTCGTTTTATTTGTCATATGGATTACCTTTGGTATTTTTCTCTCCATAAATAATTAATATATTATACATTATTTTAATTATTTATTATTTTAAATTTAATTACTATAAATTAAAATATTATATTAAATTATTTTTCCATTTACTAAAATTATCAAATCTTGATTTGAATAATATTAATTTATTTTTATCAATAACATAATATCCATCTAATCCTTTTTTTGGTTGCAATAATAATTCATAATAAAAATAAATTTTTTCAATGTTTTTTTCATTATTTATTTTTATATTATATAAAATAAAAGGTCTAGGTATACTTGTTATAATATTTTGTATTACAGTATATAAGTTATGAGTTGGAGAAGCATTATAACCAATATTTTTTAATAAATTCATTTCATATCTTTTTTCATAAAAAAATTTTATAGCTCTTTCTATAATTACATTATTTTTTGTACTTCCAATTACAGCTTGAAATATAGCATTTCCATTATTAATACAAGAACAAAATGTATAATTTTTTATGAAATTATCTAAATTAATATATGGATAAATATCAATATCGGCATAAACACCGCCTTCAATATATAATTTACATAATCTCCAAAAATCTGCTTTATTTGGGCCAAAAACTATTTTATTAAAAAATTCAGCATATTCTTTACTAAAATTTTTTTCAATAAATTTATAGCAATCTTTATCGTCGCTAAATGTAAAAGTATAATGAGGATTTATTTTTTTCCATTTATTATATACAATAGGACTCAATTTTCTTACTTTATATGTCATATGTAATATTCTTGGTATTTTTGTATTATCCATAATATATATAAATATTATAAGAAAATACGTTTTTCATGCCATAATTTATGATAATTTTTCGTTCTATTTTTATCATTTAAAATTTCTCTATGTATATTTTCCCCTAAAACTTTACTTCTGATTATAGTTTCATTATTTAAATTTTTTATTTCGTAATTACCACTCTCTTTCAAAATACATTGAATTTTGTAATTTTTATTATCCAATCCTTTTACAATATAAGTACCCATATTTAATTTTTTCATTTTAAAGAAAATACTAAAATATTTCATAAAAGCTCTTGGGCCTGTTATATCTAATGGTTCTATTCCATATTTTTTATTTAAAATATTATTACAAATATTTAATAATAAAAATTTAAAAAAATTTAATTTAGGTTTTGCAGCTATAAATGATATTTGAACTCTATCTAAATTATGATATGGTCTATCTTTAACTAATATTATATCTATAGTATCATCTATTAAATATTTTTTAATAAAAGAATTTGTCAAATCTAAATATATTCCACCTTTCAAATACAGAATACAATAACGAAAAATATCAGATTTAAAGGCTGGCGGAACTAACATTTTAAAGGCTAGATAAATTTTTATTGGAAAATTATTTTTAATAATATTATCACAATCATTATCATTATAATAAATTAAATTATTAAATAAATATTTTTTATCATTATCAAATATCTTTTCTAATTTATCAAAATTATTTGTATTTGGTCCTGTTTTATGAATTACTTTTGTTATTTTATTATTATCATCACAATCGTTACATAATATTTTTTTACATAATACTCCATGACCTTTTCCAATAAAACATTGTACACAGCAACTAGGTTTATTTATTTCTTTTTTAAATCCGCAAAAACATACATCACTCATTATATAATTATATAATAATATAATAATTATATTTTATAAAGAATACTTGAAATAGTTGTATTCCAAGCATTTTTACTATTTACATTATTTTCATACCAATCTATACATGCTTTTGACATTACGTTCCATTTATTTTCATCTATATTTTCTATTTTTTCTTTATATTCATCGGGATTTGAAACTCTAATAAAATGAATATTTTCTTGTGGTGGATTTATATAAGAATTTATTTCTACTTCTGGTGTAATTATTGGGACAGTTCCAAATGCCATTAATTCAACCTCTCTATGACATTTACTACCAAAACCTCTTAAACATAAACCATATTTTGCTATTCTTAATTTTAATAAATATTCTTCTTTTGTAAATTTATATTTATTTCCAGAAGTGCAATGAAATTCTGATATTACTTTATCCCAATTTATATTGGTTTTTCTAAATTTTTCTTGAACATTATTTTCATAATTACCAATGAATATAGATTCAATTAATCTATCTTGGAAAGATAATGGTGGATATTTATCTAATAAATTTTCAAGAATTTTTGGACTTCTTGGCCAAAATATCCAAGGTTCTGTATTTAAACCTTTATCTTTTAAATATTTTCCTTCATCTTCCATCGAGCCATTGCCTAATTTAACTAATAAATAATTATAAATATCATTGTTCATCCATTCTTTATTTGGTCTATCATATAACAATACTTTGTTAAATATTGAGCAATGATTTTGATTTACTATATTAATTTTTAAATCGTTATTTTTTAAAGTAGATAAATAAGCTAATTCTCTAAAACTATCATTTGCATGATTCCATATATTATTTCTAGGTTGTGATGGTATATTTATTATCCATTTATTATTTTTTACATAATCTATAATTAATAGTTCTCTATGTTTTTTACAAACATAAAGCATTTTTAAAAATATAGTATTAAATTCGTGAAATAAACAATCTTTTTTATTAAAATGTGTATGAATAAATACAATTGGTTTATTATTATAATAAATATTATTTTTATCAGATTTAATGTTGTTAATAACGTTAATCTTATTATCTACATGAAATAATCGCCATGGAGTTATATTTATTTCAGGCCCTAATATTTGAAAATTATACTTTTTAGCAAGTTCTTCAATTGATGCTTGATCATAATAACGAGATTTTTTTGTAAATTCAATCCAATCATCTGTTATTCCTTTTTTATTTACCCATAAAATACCACCATTATAATAACCATACAAATCACATGCCGATTTTTTCATATAATGAGGAGATAAGGCCATATCTTTACTTTTATCAATACAATTTATAGCATTAAAAAATATTATATCAGAGTCTAAAAATAAAGTATTAGAAGAATAATGTAATGAATATGATATTACTCTAGCTTTTTCCATTTGAAAATCTGGCCATATATTTTCATTTTCCATTTGTTCTCTATTTTTATTTGAATATTTTTCCAATTTTATTTCTAAAATTAAATTTAATTTAATTTTAGGTGTCATGGTTTCTAATTCTTTTTTTGTTTTTATATCTACAAATCCATAAACTATAGAATTAGGATGATATAATGACAATGATAATAACATACCTTTTAATTCATTTACCACATTATATGTTGCTATAAAAGAGAAACTATCTGGTGGTCCTATATTATTATTTTGTTTATAATTATATAAATTATTAATATTTTCTAAATTTATATTTTTTGAATTTTTTTCTATTATATTTAACCAGTGATTTACAAGAATATTATTTTTTGTTATTTGTTTACAACGAGGACCATGACCTTTATTTAAACTACACATTATACAGCAAAATTTTTGATGTTCTTCTTTTAAAAATCCACAGCTACATAAAATTAATTTCATATAATTTATAATATAAAAATATTATAAATGGATAATTTTTCATTAAATTTAGATAATAATTTATGTAGCTGTGGTTATAAAAAAATGCATAATAAAGATTTTTGTTGTTTTATGTGTTCTATTAAAAAAGGACATGGTAATATGTGTTGTGGAAAGCAAGAAAATACTATAATAATTGGATCAGAAGGTTCTGGATATACATATTCATATTTTTTTATTAATTATTTATTATATTTATATAACCCAAAAATTAATATTATTAGAAAAAATAACTCAAATGCTGATATTATTATTTGCTCTCATCATTATGATCATGAAAAAGAATGGAATAAAAATAATAAAAAATATATTTTTGTAAATTGGGAAGCTGTTAATTTCTATAATCTTATATCAAATACTTATAAATTTAAAAAAATAAAGCAAAAAATATTATTTACAACATTAATAGAAGATAATAGTATACATATACCATATGGTTTTATTGATTATATTAAAATTAAAAAATTAAATTTATGGAATAATAATTATTTGAATATTAAAAATCGAAAAAAATTTTTTGGTTATTGTATTAGTAATAAAAATTGGAATGTTACTACAAATAGAATAAAATTTATAGAAATGATTACAAATTATACTAAAGAAACATATGCTCTCGGCGAATATTGTAATCCAAAAAGTAAACATACTAAACTAAATTTTCATTATAATGGAGATAAAAATCATTCTAATTTTTTAAATAAAAATTCAGATAAATCAACAGAAGAACTTATAAAAAAATATTCTGAATTTAAATTTATTTTAGCTGCTGAAAATACAATTTCTTACGGATATATGTCAGAAAAAATAATCAATGCTTTAGCAGCCGGATGTATTCCAATTTACATTGGTTCTTCTGAATATATTAAAAAAGTTATTAATCCTAAAAGAATAATTATTGCTAATGATTTTCAAGATCCTAATGAGTGTATTAATTATATTTTATCTTTGAAAGAAGAAGATTTTGATAATTATGAAAAAGAACCTATTTTTACAAATGAAAAAGAAAGTGAAATTTTTAGAGAATTGTACAATAAAGATTCTCCAGAAAATAAAAAAATAATAGATAATATGAAATATTTACTCGATGATATATTAAGGGTAACTAATAATAAAAATACCGAAATAAGTTTAAATAAATTATAGAATATATTTTTATATTACATAAATGTTTCCAAAAATACTACATTTAACATGTAAAGATAAGCATAATATAGATAATCATATATGGAGACAATGCTATGAAAAATTTAAAAAAATGTATACTGGATATGAAATTATTTTATATGATAATCAAGATATATATAAAATAGTTAGAGAGAATTTTCCACAACATGAAGAAATAATAAAAAGTGTTAAAAATGGTGGTGCTATTGCTGATACTTTTAGATATTTAATTCTTTATTTAAAAGGAGGAATATATGCTGATATGGATTGTGAACCTTTACAACATATAGATAATTTATTTAATGATTTTATTTATTTTCATGGTAATAAAGGTAATTTTTCAATTGTAAACTCAATTAATCCAGATTATTTTAATACTTTTAAAATAAATCCTTGTTCAAAATGTAAAAATATTAGTAATACAAATAATTATATTTGCGGGGGTCATAAATTAATAGATGAAGAAAAAACATCAGTTATTATCAGTAACGAATTTAGTAAATTTTATGGTTGTAATACTAAACAAGCTGGACAATGTTGTCAATGGTTTATTATAGCAAAACCAAAATTATTTTTATTCAAAGCATTATATGAGCAATGTATAAAAAATATTATTTCAAAAAAATATCTTATAAGTGTTCATGATTATACTGGTCCTCTAATGTTTACTCAAATGCTTAATATTTATATGAAGTCAAATGATAATCATGGAATAACAATTTTACCACCTGATGTTTTCTGCGTTGGTTCTTCTATTCCTTATACAAAAAATGGTTTTATTCGCCACCATTTTACTGGTTCTTGGCATAATGAAGAAAATAAAAGAAAAATGAAACCGTTGTCTCTAGTAAAATGATTTTTTTTGTATAATATTTTATATTAATATAATGTATAATGGTAACACTCGAAGCTATTAACAACGAATACAAAAAAAATATTGATAATTTAAATCGATTTTACAATTATCATTTTCAACGGATTAGAAAATTGCGTATACATCCTCATATAAAACGATTATATTTTCAAAGATTACATAATTTTTATAGATTTAAATTAAATCAATATAAAAAAATAAAAGAGCAAAAAATAAAACAATATTATTCTTCATTATCATCACAAGAAATTAATAAAAATTTTAAAGCATTGATGGTTGGTATTAATTATAGAAATACTAATAGTGAACTAAGAGGTTGTATTAATGATGTAAATTCACTAAAAAAATTTTTAAATGAGGAACATAAAGTAAGTAACGATAATATTTTAACATTAACAGATGATACAGCTTTAAAACCTACGCGTGATAATATATTAGAAAAATATAAAGACCTTTTAATTAATTCAGATAAAGGAGATATATTATATTTTACTTATAGTGGTCATGGTTCATATACATTTGATAGAAATGGCGATGAATTAGATGGTAATGATGAATTACTAGTCTCGATTGATAATAGAGGAATTTCAGATGATGAATTAAAACAAATTGCTGATAAATATTTAAAAGAAGGCGTTACCTTATTTGTTTTACTTGATTGTTGTCATAGTGGAACATTATTAGATCTTAAATATAGATATTTAACTACAAGTGATTACAATGAAGTTATTATTAATGATAATAATATAGAAGCAAAAGGTAATATCTTCTTTATAAGTGGTTCTTCTGATTCTCAAACCAGTGCAGATGCTTATATAAATAATAAATTCCAAGGTGCTATGACGTGGTCATTTTTAAAATCTGTAAATTCAAAACCAGATTTAACTTGGAAAGAATTATTATTAAAAATGAGAGAATTATTAAAAGATAATTATACACAAGTTCCACAATTTTCAACTAATAAATCGATTGATATCAACTCTAAAATTATAGTATAATAATAATTTTTCTAGTATTTAAAATTATTATTCTATTTTAAATTTTTTATTTAAAATTAATTTTATTTTATACTTTTTATAATATTAGTTAAAAGTTTTTTTCTATCATGATTAAATTGTAAAAATATTGCTATTATAAATATTATTGTATAAAATATAAATACTATGTTGTTAAATTCTCTCAACTTATATAAATCATTATAATCTACATTCTTTTTATTATTTCTTGTAACTTCATTTATTTCTATTAATATATTACCCATAAACTTATATTGTATATATCCTCCAATTAGTAAAATTATTGAAAATGCTAAAACATAAAAATTTTTTGTATATGCTGATACTAATGCTATAGCAAAAGCCATTCTCATTGTTGCATAATATGTATTTTGACTAGCATATTCTGTCCGTAAATAAGCTAGATTTACTAACAATTTAGCATTATCAACCTTATCTTTTATTATATTACTCATATATATTATATAATAAGGTTTTTTTGTTAGTAATTAAATATTTTACTCTATAATTTATATAATGGAAAATAAAATATTATTTATAACTGGTGGTGCTGGATTTATTGGTTCTAATTTTATCAATGTTTTTGTTAAAAAATACCCTGATACTAAAATAATAAATTTTGATGCTCTTTATTATTGTGCTAATCAAAATAATGTAGATGAATATATACAAAAATCTGTTAATTATAAATTTATTAATGGAAATTTACAATCTTATGATTTACTTAGATATATCTTTGAATCTAATAAAATAACACATATATTACATTTTGCAGCACAATCACATGTCCAAAATTCTTTTTCTGATTCTATCCAATATACAAAAGATAATGTATTAGGAACACATAATCTTTTAGAAGTTTCGCGATTATATTGTAAAACATTAGAAAGATTTATACATGTTTCAACTGATGAAGTTTATGGTGAATCTATGCTAGAAATAAATGAGAAACATAAGACAGAACATTCTCTTTTATGTCCAACCAATCCTTATGCCGCTTCAAAGGCTGCCGCTGAAATGTTAGTTCAATCATATTGTCACTCATTTAATATGCCTATTATAATTACAAGAGGCAATAATGTATATGGTCCTAATCAATATCCAGAAAAAGTTATTCCAAAATTTATTCAACAATTAAAATCTAAACAAAAAATTTCCATTCAAGGAAATGGTACTTGTGTTAGAGCATTTTTACATTCTTTTGATACAGCAAACGCTTTTATTATAATTTTAGAAAAAGGTATATTAGGAGAAATTTATAATATAGGTTGTGATGAAAATATGGAATATAGTATAATAGATCTTGCCAAAATACTTATTAAAAAAATAATAGGAACTGATAATTATCAAGATTGGATTGAATATATAGAAGATCGACCTTTCAATGATAAACGATATTATATAACTAATAATAAACTAAAAGAATTGGGATGGAAAATCACTATAAATTTACACGATGGATTAGAAAGTTTAATACAAGATTAATTTTGTAACTATAAAGCATAATAAAATAATTTAAAGATTAAAATATTTTTTAACTAGATGACTATAGTTAAAGATTATTTAGATTTGACTGAAAAGTGGAAAAATGAATATGGAGAGAGAAGTCTTGTTTTAATGCAAGTGGGTTCTTTTTTTGAAGCTTATGGACTCGTAGATGATAATAATAATATACAAGGTAGTAACATTGTAGATTTTGCTGAAATTAATGATATGGCTATTAGTAGAAAAAATATTTGCGTTGGCAAATCTAAAGTAGTTATGGCTGGGTTTGGTTTGCCACAACTAGATAAATATATTAAAAAATTACAAGATAATGGATATACGATTGTTGTATATGTTCAAGATTCTCAAAGTAAAAATACTACTCGCAGTTTAAATGGGATATATTCACCTGGAACATATTTTTCAAATGAAAGTAAGGAATTAACAAATAATATTATTTGTATTTGGATAAATCATTCTTCCAATAAAATAATTGGTATTGGAGAACAAATTAATATTGGAATATCAAATATTGATATTTTTACTGGAAAAACTTCTCTCTTTGAATTTACAATGCCTTATTATCATAATCCATGCACATATGATGAACTTGAACGTTATATTTCTATTTATAATCCTAATGAATGTGTTATTTTATCTAATCTAGAAGAATATATTATTGATGATATTATTAATTTTACTAACATTCAATGCTCAAAAATACATAAAATTATTTTAAATAACAAAAATAATAAAACCTGCAATAGTGATTTACATAAAACTGCCGAGAATGCACAAAAACAAATATATCAACAAGAAATCATTAAACGCTTTTACCCTTTTGATAATGAAGAAAATATCATTAATGAAATACAAAATTATTGTTTTGCCTCACAATCGTTTTGTTATTTACTTGATTTTGTTTACAAACACAATCCTAACTTAGTATCTAAATTATCAAAACCATTATATGAAAATTATACAGAACGTCTTATATTAGCTAATCATTCTCTCAAACAATTAAATATTATTTCCGATAATAGATATAATGGAAAATTATCTTGTGTCAGTAAATTATTAAATAATTGCGTTACACCGATTGGTAAAAGAAAATTTCAATATAATCTACTTAATCCTATTACAGATATTGAAAAATTAAACAAATCATATAATATTACAGATTATCTTTTAACAACTGACTGGAATAAATACAAAGAATTACTTGAAGAAATTCGAGACTTAGAAAAATTAAAAAGAAAATTAGTTATGAAAAAAATTACACCAAAAGATTTTAGTATTATTTATAATAATATTTTACTAATTGATAAAATTAATATTCTTATTAATAAAGATAAAAAATTAAAACAATATTTTCAAGATGAAAATATAAATAATATTAAAAGTAAAAGTGAAACTATTAAAAAAATTATTACTGATTTTTTTGACTTAGATAAAGCGAAACATATTGATGATATTAATAATATTAGCGATAGTGGTAATAATTCTCTCAAAAATATGTTTTTTATTAATAAAGGATTATATGAAAAAGTAGATAATGGTTATAAAAAATCTATAGAATCGCGACAATTAATTGAATGTATTAGAGAGAATTTTTCAAATATGATTAAAGAATTTGAAAAATCAACAAAAACAACCGAATTTGTAAAATTACACGAAACTCCCAAGATGGAACCTACTCTTATTTCTACAAAAAGAAGAACAACATTTTTAAAAAAATCTTTTGAAAGTAGAGAGAAAAGTATTGAACTAAAATATAAATCTGAATTTACTAATAGCGACGAAACATTTAAATTAGATATTGATAATATTGATTTTATTCCATATAATGGAAATAATAGTAATGTATGTATAACAAACAGCACTATTAGAAATATTGCTGTATCAATCAATAATTCAAAAAATGAATTACTCGGAATATTAGAATTATATTACAATGAATTTGTAAATAAATTTATTGAAAATAATAATATTTTAGATGATCTAATTCAATTTATTAGTGAAATTGACATTTTACAATGTAAATGTTTTATAGCATCAAAATATAATTATTGTAAACCTATTATTACAGAAAGTGAAAAATCATTTTTTAATTTTACAGGTATTCGACATTGTTTAATAGAACAATTAAATACTCGAGAATTATATGTAACGAATGATTTAGAATTAGGAAATACAATTAAAAAGGATTATAGTAATGGTGTATTACTTTATGGCACTAATGCAGTTGGTAAAACTAGTTTTATTAAATCAATTGGGATTTGTATAATTATGGCTCAAGCTGGTTTATTTGTTCCTTGTAAAACATTTGAATATTATCCATATAATTATATTTTTACAAGAATTTTAGGCAACGATAATATTTTCAAAGGTCTCTCTACATTTGCGGTTGAAATGTCAGAATTAAGAACAATTTTACAATTTTCAAATAAAAATAGTTTAATTTTAGGTGATGAATTATGTTCTGGGACTGAAAGTGATTCTGCTCTAAGTATTTTTGTTGCTGGATTAGAAGAATTACATGAAATCCAAAGTTCATTTCTATTTGCTACACATTTTCATGAAATTGTTAAATATGAAGAAGTAAAAAATCTCAATAAAATTAAACTTTATCATATGGAAGTGATGTTTGATAAAATAACAAATAAATTAGTTTATGATAGAAAATTGAAAGAAGGTCCAGGTGATAGTATGTATGGTTTAGAAGTATGTAAATCTTTAAATTTACCACAAAATTTTTTACATAGAGCTCATGAACTTCGTGTAAAATATAATAATGTTTATAAAAATATTTTACATATGGAAACTAGCAAATATAATAGTAAAAAAGTTAAAGGTGTTTGTGAAATGTGTAATAATAATATTGGAACTGAAATACATCATCTAGAATATCAAAAAAATGCTAATAAAAATGATTATTTAGAAGGTGGTTTTCATAAAAATCACGTTGCCAATCTTATAAATATTTGCGAAGATTGTCATAATAACATTCACAGAAATGATAATAAGAAAACTGCTGTAAAAAAAAAAATAGTTAAAAAAACTAAAACAGAGAATGGATATGAAATTATATAAATAATAATTTATTTTTATTTTTATTGAGATATATATAATGAGTTCTCTTGTAATTCAATATTTTAAACAAAATATAGATAATATTATTTTAATAGCAATCTTATTTATTACGCTTCTTGTTGTTTTTGCTATGTTAAATGTTGATTTTACTCCATTAGTTCGAAAATCACTTAAAAAAGTTGTTACTATTGAACCTTTACAAAATAATAATGATAGTAAACCTAAATCTTTTCACAGTAGATTAACTAGTTCTTTCTGTGATAAAAGCAATAGTCCATCACAACAAGAAGAAAAATGTGAAAAATTAAATGAAAACTCATGTAATTCTACTAGTTGTTGTATATGGTTAAGTAATAATACATGTGTAGCTGGAAATAAAGCAGGACCAATTTTTCACGGTAAAAGAATGCCAACTATGGATGGTATTAATGTGGCAAGTGAAGAAAAACATTCTGGTATAGAACATGGTGAACATTGTAATAGTATTGATGGTAAAAAATGTTTTAGTTTAGATTATTTTTATTTTAGAAATAAATGCATTGATGCTCGTGAAAAATGTCCAAAAAATAATTAAAATTTTTATTTTATTATAAAATTGATTTAATGATTATATAATATTATTAATTATTATATAATGATTATTCCTATCAAATGTTTTAGCTGCGGAAAAGTTTTAGCAGACAAATATCGCTTTTATGAAAAAGAAGTTCGAAAAATTAAAATGAATGAAAAATTAGAAATTAATAAAGTAATATATTTAACAGATGAAAATGTTGACAAAACCCCCGAAGGTATTGTTTTAGACAAACTAAAACTTAAAAAATATTGTTGTCGTAGACATATGTTAACTCATGTAGAAATCGATTAATTTCTTTAATATATATATATGAAAAATTCGAGAAAAAATTTGCTTAAAAAAAGAAAACACATGTCTAAAAAACATCATGTTGCTAGAAAACATATGTCTAAAAAATATCGTGTTTCTAAAAAATATATGTCTAAAAAAAGACATCTTTCTAGAAAACATCTTCCAAAAAAACATAAAACTAGAAAATATAAAGGAGGATATGGTTTAGGAGCAAATCCATTTCCTCAACACCCAGGCGCATGGAATGTTGATAATATGGGTAACTATTTTTTATTTAACCCTCATGGACAAGTTACTGGCGGGCCAGACCCTTTCTTCGGTAAAACACAACCTGAACCACAAATGACTTATAGTGCTTTTAAAAGCAGACTAACACCATATCAAAAAGGAGGTATGTTCGGTCAAGGTTTAGTAAACTTATATAGAAATGGTATGAATAATCTAGTTAATAATTCACCTTTTTTAGGAAAAGTATACAGAGGTAAACATCCTATTGTATCACCATCTCCTACAGTTCAACCAGCTATGGAAACTAATACTATTATTTCTGGACCATTACCTAATATTAAAGAAATTAGAAATAATTCAAAAACTTTAGCATCTAAATTTTAAAAATATATAAAATATATATTTTCTATATATATTTTATAATGACTTTATTAGATAAATTACATAAATTATGTAGTCCCGCTTACATTTATTTTATGATATCATTTTTTGCTATTGTATTTATAATTATACAAAATCTAATGTATGGTTCTGAAACTAGATATTGTGTAGGTTCTTATGAATGCGATGTTCCATCTTCATTTTTAGTATTTTTATTCAAATTTTTATATGTTATTTTCTGGACAATTGTATTAGATGCTTTATGTAAATATGGTTATTCTAGATTATCTTGGTTTTTAGTAGTTTTCCCATTTTTATTATTAGCAATATTAATAGGTTTACTTCTTTTATACAAAAATTAATTATTTTATCATAAATATATTTTAATTATATGTGTCACGGTAGAATAATACAAATTTATTATATATTATTTTATCTTTTATAATATATAATATGTCTGGATTTATTAAGGATAGATTTACAAAAATTTATAAAAATAATAAACCATGTGTTAGCACTTTAGGATGCGGTTTACCAGGTGTTGCCCCTAAACTAGTTGGTGGTGGTGCTGGTGCCTATAATCAAAGCTCTGGTATGGATGGTGCCAATGGACGTTCAATGAATAGAAAAATTTTAAGACAATCATTTGGTAATAGAGCATATATTCCTTTCGAAAATTCAAAAGTTAGCCCTATGTATTATAAAAATAAAGGACAAACACAAATTACACCCTTTAGAGCGGCCATGAATGCAGGTGATGTTAATGGAACAGTTAACGAATCAACTGACCCTATATTTGGAAGACCAGCAAATCAAGTAACTGGGGTTAACCCTTCGTTTTCGAGCCAAGCACTTGCTGGATATAAAGGTTTAGCTGGTAATATTCAAACTTCTGGTAATTCTGCTTATACAGGCAACCCTAGATTTGTTTATGATGGTGCTGATTATGTTAGATTTAAAAAATTAAATTCAATAAATAATAATTATAATGATAAATCTTTTGGCGGTGATCAACATCGCGCGTCTCAATCTGCTTTAAGAAGAGTTAGAAGATATTAAATTAATTTTAACAAAAATTTGTGATATATATTATATACTTAAAAATATAAGATTATAATATATTAAATGGATGAAAATATACCATGGAAAATTATAGATAAATATTTTAAAGATAATCCTCAAGCATTAATTAATCATCAAATTGAATCATATAATGATTTTTTTGAAGAAGGTATCCAACGTATATTAAAAGAAAAAAACCCAATTAAAATACTTAAACAACAAGACCCTGAAACCGACCGTTTTAAATTACAAGCTAGTATTTATTTTGGCGGCTATGAAGGAAATAGATTATATTATGGAAAACCGATTATCTATGATGAAAGTCATGAACATTATATGTATCCTAATGATGCTAGATTAAGAAATATGACTTATGCCATAACTATTCACTATGATGTAGTTATTGATTATACTATGGAAGATGATGATGGAAATATTATTGAAACATCTACAACATTAGAAAAAATATTTTTAGGAAGATTTCCTATTATGTTACAATCAAAATTATGTATTATGAATGGATTAGATAGAAATGTTAGATATATGATGGGTGAATGTAAAAATGACCTTGGTGGATATTTTATAATTGATGGAAAAGAAAAAGTTATTATATCACAAGAAAAATTTGCAGATAATATGTTATATATTAGAGATAAAGTTAATGAAATATATTCTCATTCTGCTGAAATAAGATCTGTATCTGAAGATGCTTCTAAACCTATTAGAACCTTGTCTGTTAGAATAGTAGCTGAAAGTTCTAAATATACAAATAATCAAATTGTTGTTAATATTCCTAACGTTAGAAAACCGATTCCATTATTTATAGTAATGCGTGCTTTAGGTATTACTTCTGATAAATCTATTATCGAATGTTGTCTATTAGATATAGAAAAATATAATTCCTATATTGATTTATTTATTCCATCTATTCATGATGCTAGTAAAATTTTTACACAGGAAAATGCTATTAAATATATTGCTACATTTACAAAAGGCAAAACGATTGTTCATGTTATGGAAATATTAGCTGATTATTTTCTTCCACATATTGGTGAACTAAATTTTAAAGAGAAAGCATGTTTCTTAGGATATATGGTTTTAGAATTATTAAAAGTTTTTATGAAAGAAAATAAATCTACTGATCGCGATAGTTTTAAATTTAAACGTGTAGAATTACCTGGTTCTCTTATATATGATCTTTTTAAAGAATATTATACTCTACAACAACGTAATATTTATTTAAAAATAGATAAAGAATATTACTATAAAAAGGGCATTTATGAAAAGAATTTTTTAAGTTTAATTGACAATAATTATAAAGAATTTTTTAAAGAACGTATTGTTGAAGAAGGTTTTAGAAAAGCATTTAAAGGAAACTGGGGAGCAGAAGCTCATACTAAACGTCTTGGTGCTGTTCAAGATCTAAATCGTTTATCTTTCAATTCTGCTCTCTCTCTTTTAAGAAAAGTTAATTTACCTTTAGATTCAAGTGCGAAAGTTATTGGACCTAGATTATTACATTCTTCGCAATGGGGATTAATTGATCCTGTTGATACACCTGATGGTGGTAATATTGGTTTACATAAACATCTTGCTATTATGACAAAAATAACTAAATTTTGTTCTTCTAAACCAATCATTAATTGGCTTAGATTCAATGTTTTTATGAAAAAGTTAGATGAGGTAGATTTCAAATATATGTCTAGACTAACAAAGATATTTGTTAATGGAGCATGGGTTGGTATTGTTGATGATCCTGAAGCAACTAAAGAATTATTAGTATTTAATAGAAGAAATGGTTTAATTCCTATTTATACAAGTATTCACTGGCATATAGAAACAAATATTATTTATATTTATACCGATTCAGGAAGACTTTGTAGACCTATTTTTTATATTGATCAAGATGGTCCAAGTATTATGAAAAAAAATATTTTAGAAAAAATTAATAGCAATGATTTTACATGGGAAGAACTTATTAGTGGTTTTAATGAAAAACTTGATAAAAATTATTCTTCATCCAAGTGTAAGCTTTATATGTCTGTGAAAGATTTATATAAAAAATCAAAGGAAAATCTTATTGAATTAAAAAATAATCAAAGTATTATTGATTATATTGACACCGCTGAAGAAGAAGTTGCTCTAATATCTATGGATTATACGAAATTATCAGAAAATAATCTATATACTCACTTAGAAATTCATCCCTCTTTAATTTTTGGTGTTATGGGTAATCAAATCATATTTCCTGAAAATAATCAATTACCACGTGATCTTTTTTCATGTGGTCAAAGTAAGCAAGCTGTATCATTGTATCATTCTAACTTTTTAACTCGTATTGATAAAATGGGTGTTATATTAAATTATGGACAAATACCATTAGTTAAAAGTAGATATATGAAATATATTAATAACGAAGAACATCCTTATGGAGAGAATGTTATTGTAGCAATTGGTATTTATGGAAGTTATAATGTAGAAGATTCAATTCTTTTTAACGAAGGTTCTATAAAACGCGGTATGTTTAGAACAACGTATTATAATATGTATGAAGACAGAGAAGATAGTTCTAAGGTTGGTAATTCTACTATTGATAGTCGATTCGCTAATATTGAAAATGAAAATGTTATTGGATTAAAACCTGGTTATGATTATTCCAATCTAAATGATTCTGGTTTAATAAAAGAAAATACATTTTTAGATGATAAAAAGGTAATTATTGGAAAAGTCCAAACTAATTTATCTAATCCTAATACATCTTTAGATTCATCCGTATTTCCCAAAAAAGGACAACTTGGTTATGTTGATAAAAGTTTTATTACAGAAGGCGAGGAAGGATTTAGAATCGCAAAAGTAAGAATTCGCGAAGAGAGAATACCTGCTATTGGAGATAAATTTTGTAGTAGATGTGGTCAAAAAGGAACAGTTGGTCTTATTATACCAGAAGAAGATATGCCATATACTGAGGAAGGTATTCGACCCGATATTATCATTAATCCTCATGCTTTACCTAGTCGTATGACTATTGGTCAGTTAGTTGAAACATTAATGGGTAAAGTTGGATGTGAATATGGTGCTTTTGGTGATTGTACTGCGTTTGTTAATAAAGGAACAAAAAATAAAATTTACGGTGATTTATTAACACAAATTGGTTATCATTCATCAGGTAATCAATTGTTATATAATGGACAAACTGGGGAACAAATGGAATCTGAAATATTTATTGGTCCTACTTATTACATGAGATTGAAACATATGGTCAAAGATAAAATTAACTACCGCGCTAGAGGTCCACGAACTTTATTAACTAGACAAACTGTTCAAGGAAGAGCAAATGATGGTGGTTTACGCATTGGAGAGATGGAACGCGATGGTATTGCTTCTCATGGCTTATCGCACTTTTTACAAGAATCATTATTAGTAAGAGGAGATGAATATTATATGGCAGTTTGTAACTTAACAGGTATGATTTGTATATATAATACAGATCTTAATTTATTTATGAGTCCTATGGCTGATGGACCAATCAAATTTTCTGGTAATTTAGAAAATGGAATGAGCATTGATAATATTACAAAATACGGTAGAACATTTAGTATTGTTAGAGTTCCTTATGCTTTAAAATTATTAATACAAGAATTACAGGCTATGAATATACAAATTAGAATTATTACTGATAAAAATATTGATCAAATTACTAGTATGGGTTTTAATAAAAGTATTGAAAGTATAGAACAACCTGTAGTGAAAAAAATTAAGAAAGATAAAAAAATAAAATTAGGACAAATTGAGCAACAACCCCAACCTGAACCACAACAACAAGATGCAGTTGTTGAACAACCCATTGAACAAGCAGAAGAAGTCAATCAAGAACCTGAACCAGAAGTTGAAGTCGAACCTGAACTTCAAGTTCAAGAACAAATAGAACCAAGAGTTGATAATGCTCCTGAACCAGAAGTTGAAGAGCCACAAGATAATATAACAAATGTTCCATTAATTAATAAAAATTTAAATAAAATGGAAGATATTATTGAAGGTAAACCAGTTGTATCTATATTAGAAGGTGGAAAATATAATAAACATGATGAATATGTTAAAGAAGAATTTGAAATTTTAGGAGATTTAGATGAGGAAGAAGGAGAGGAAGATGGAGAAGAAGAATATGAAAATAATAGTAAAACAAAAAATGTTGAATTTAATTAATATATTTCAATAGTAATATTTATTATAAAAATTGAAATATATTAAAATCTATTATATAATTATTATTATAAAGATGGCTGAAAATGAATATATTAAACAAATTTATAAATCACGCAATATTCTTTTAGATATACTAAAAGAGAGAGGATTTAATACTGATGAATTCAGTGGATTTAGTATTAGCGAAATTCACGCCATGTATCAAAATAAACAATTAGATATTTTACTATCAAAACTATTAGAAGAAACTGGTAAAGAAAAAAAAGTTTATATTAAATATAATCTCAGTAAAACATTAAGACCTAATAATATTTATGATATTATTGAAGATTTGTATAATATTGAAAAAATGCTTAAAAAACGCGATGACCTTATTATTATAATAAAAGAAGAACCTAATGAAACTTTAGAAAAAATGCTCAAACACATCTGGGATCAAGAAAAGATTTTTATTATTATTATTAATATTCAACGTCTCCAATTCAATATTTTAGAACATACTCTTGTTCCAAAACACATTGTTTTATCCGATGATGAAGCAAAAGACTTTAAAAAACAATATAATATCTTAGATAATTCACATATTCCAGCTATTTCTAGATTTAGCCCTGTTTCTCAAGTAATTGGTATTCGCCCTGGTCAAATTTGTAGAATTGAAAGACCAAGTAAAACTTCTATTACAACAAATTTCTATAGAATTTGTTCTCAATAATATATAATATATATATAATGTTAAATTTAACAAAGCCAAAACAATTTGAAGAAGATTTAAATAATGAATTTACAAATTACAAGATAATATTAGATGAAATAGAAAATATATACCCAAATTACAGATTAGACCAAAAAGATAAAAATTTATCTAATGAATTAGCTAGTAATAATTCTAATTTAACAGAAAGCCAATCCCGACTTTTTTCTTTGAAGAATAATTTAGAAAATAATACAGAAAAATTAAGAACATTTAACGATAAGATGATTGAAGAAATAAATCAACTGGATGAAGATATTGAAAAATTACAAGAGAGATATAATAGTTTATTGAATAGTAATAATGCTGCTAAGCATGCATTAGTAGATTTCAGATTTTCATATAATGAAAAATTAATTTATAATATTATTTTAGGCATTGTTATATTTAGTGCTATATTTATGAACTACAAAAGAAAAACTGTTACAAAATAAATTTTATAATAATTTATTTACAATATTTTATTAAATAAATTATTTAATTTAATAAATTATTTAATAAATCTTTTAAAATAACATTTTCTAGTATTATTGTATATATATAATGTTAAATAATGACCCAAATTTAGAACAAGGTAGACAATTTTTACAACATGAACAAAATACATTAGAAACTATATTACCTAATTTAAAATTAATTGAACAAACTTCTTCTCCAAAACTTACTTCTATTATTGAAGCTATGAACGATAAAGATTCTATAAAAAGTAAAAATGACACACAAAAAGAAGAAGTTTCAAAATTAGAAAAAGCATTTAATGCCACTTTAGCAGAATATACTGCTACATATAAATTAATCAATGAAGAATTGATGTTAAACGCTGCTTTACACAAAGAACAAGAAAAATATTTTGGAAGTATTGTAACTAATAATAAAAATTATATTTATATTAATGACTATGGATTTACACACAAATTTGAAGATGACTCTATTAAAAAATTAGCTCCTAATTGCCCAAAAGATTTTAAAACTGTTGATTTTGAAAAAGATGGTATTAATAAATTAACACCTAGTCAACCTATGGGTATTGGACAAGCTTGTAAAATTGCTGGTAAAAATATAATGAACAAACAAACTAAAGAAGTTGCCTGGGTTGATATAAAAGGTATTAAACATGTATATTCACAAGATGTTTGGAAAGAAAAATCAAAAACATGTTCCATTGAACCTATTCAATTTGATAATGATATGTATATAAATATTCCATCGGGTCCTCCAATGACTAAAACTTCAATATGTAATAGATTAAATGTTCAACCTAAATTATGGAAAAAATTATACCAATTAAATGATGAATTATTAAAATTGGCGGAATCAATGTTGCTAGAAATTGCAAAATTAGAAGTTAAAGACGCTAGATTAAATAATGATATTATTCAACAAAAAGAAAAATTACAAAAATATATTAATAATTTTAATAATAATAAAAATAGCATTAATGAATTTGAAAATGGAGATATTGATTTTAGTGGCAATAGAGATGATTCTCGTATTAGATTAAATATGGAATCTTCAAGATATTATACATGGCTAATATTAGCTGTAATTATTGGTGCTATAATTTTTTATACTTATTCTGATTTTGGCGAATCTAGAGTTTTACAAATATTTTTATTAATAGTAGTTGTAATAGCATTATACTATATATTCAAATATTTAAGAAGACACTATTTCTAATAATATCTATATTAATAATATCTATATTAATAATATATGAGTATTAATAATATAGAAAAACAATATAATAAAGATTTAGATATCTTGAAAAAGAAAATAGAATCATTGAAAAATACTTTAAATCAATATAATAAAATATCAAGTAATTCTGTATCGTGTAATTCTGATTATCGTATTCCTCCTGTATTAGAAAATGGTATATATAATATTGTTAGTGTTCCATATCCAGGTAAGAAATTAAGTGCTGTTTATTGTTGGACTGGTAAACAAGAAGATTGTAAACCTGCTTTATGGGGAAATACCGAAGAAGCTAAATGGAAATTTACAAGAATACAGGACGATGTATATAATATTTCTAGTATTGCAAATCCAGATAAAAAATTACATGCTGTTGATTGTTGGACTGATAAACAAGAAGATTGTCGTCCTGCTTTATGGGGAAATACCGAAGAAGCTAAATGGAAAATTGTAAAGATTTCTGATAATGTTTATAATATTGTTAGTGTTCCATATCCAGGTAAGAAATTAAGTGCTGTTTATTGTTGGACTGGTAAACAAAAAGATTGTAAACCTGCTTTATGGGGAAATACCGAAGAAGCTAAATGGAATATAATTAATTTAGATAATTTAGATAATAATAAGGCTAGTAAAATTATATGCCCAAAAAATTTACCTAAATGTCTTAAAATGGGAAATGATGATTATGGTATATGTATAACAAAAGATAGTAATCTTATAGATTTAGAAAATAATATTTTATTATTAAATAATGATATAATTAATATATTTACTAATTTAAATCAAAACCTTATTAATTATAAAAATAATCCAGAAATGTTAAAAATGTATAATGAAATAAAATATCTAGATAATTCATTAAGTATAGAAATAAATAAAGAATTAATGTTACTAGAAGAACAAAATAATATAAAAAAATTAAAAGATAGTGTTAATATTAGAAAAACAGAAAATAGATATAATAATTATCTATTATTACTAGTAATATTAGTTACATATACTGTATATAGTCTTTATAGAGGTGAAAATTATGATAATATTGATTACATTATATTATTCTTAATTTTATTATATGTAGCATATATTGCTTATATGACATTTTATAAATGATATTATTTATAATAAAATATTAAATTATATTATAAATGGATAGTGAAAATAATATGCCAGAACAAACAATGAATAATATAAAAAATTTACAAAATTTAGAAAAACAATTATACATTAATTTACAAAATGAATCAAAAAATAATAATAAAGATAGACAAGCTGCTATTATTAAACAAATTAATGATATTTCACAAACTAGAATTAATATGTTTGAACAATTAAAATCAATTTATCAATTATTAGATAATACTTTTGAAAGTGATAGAAATAATTTAGAAAATCAATTAACAACATTATCTGTTGTAGAAAAAAATTTAAATAATTCAAAGGAACAATTAAATAAATTAGAAAATAATAATGCTAATATTTTAAGAATGGCTGAAATTGATGATTTTTTCAGCAGAAAATACAATGCTTACACAAAAATACTACAATTTTTAATATTATTAATGATTCCTGTAATTATTGTTGTTGTATTAAAACGCAATCAAACTATATCATCTCAAACTACTAATGTATTATTAGCAATAATTATTGTAATTGGATTATTTTATATTGGAGGCTCATTATTAGATTTATCTAGAAGAAACAACATGGCATTCCAAGAATTTGATTTTCCTTTAAATGTTACAGGTTCTAGTGAGAAAGGAGTTGTAGAATATGATTTAGAACAATTAGGATTTTTGCAAGATAAAGCTGAAGGTGAATTTGATAGTTTAAGTGGAAGTTTAACAGGAGAATGTGTTGGTGCTGAATGTTGCGCTAAAGATATGGTTTTTAATACAAAAAAGAGCATATGTGAACCTAAACCAAAAGGTAAAAACTCAACAGAAACATTTGTCTCTACTATGGGTGCTCCATATTAATTATTTCGCATGTTAATTATATTTGAAATAATTAATTCTCAGGTTATATTAATATGGTTAAAAAATGTTCAGATGTTAATATAAATAGTTTAGTTGAAGAGAGAGTTAATGATTTGATGGCAAATGAAGCATTTATGCAAAAAATTGTTAATCAAAGAATAGAGGATATGATGAAGAAAGGGACTTTAAGTGCCGAAGAAGAATTTGCTTTTTTACAACAATTACAAACACAAGGTATTCAACCACAACATTTCAATAACTTATTTAAAATGTTAGAAAATAAAATATTAAATAATGAGAATTTAATTAATTCTAGTGAAGCTCAAAAACTTAAACAACAATGGCAGGACTATGTTAATTTAAAAAAAGAAATACCTGATATTATTGATAATAAAGAAGAAACATATTATTTATTTACTGAAAAGGTTGGTTTAAATCCACCTGGAACTTACCATAATGTATTAAAAACACGATTCACAAAAGAAGCTGAAAATAATAGAAATAATGAAATTATTGAAATTGATGATTTTAGAAGAACAACTACTGTAATGCTTAATGATTATACTGGATTAACTAATTCATCTAATAAAATAAAAGAATTATTGAATGTAAGAAGAAAACAAAAAAAGAAATTAGAAGAAAAAATAGATCAATTTATTAGAACTGTTGATACAAATGAACGCAAAATTTTTTATGAAATTAAAGAAGAAGATTGGTTAAATTTTTATAAATATTTTATATTTTTTATTTATTATTTATTAGTAATTTATTATTTATTTTTTGGTTCTTTCTTCTGGAATGACAAATATAAAAATTATAAAAATTGGATTATATTAATATTATATATTTCTCTCCCATTCTTTTTAATGAATATCATTAATTTATTCTTTAGATTTTATGATTATGTCAAATCTTTAATAAATAGACAATTTCCTAGAAATGTATATATTGATTTATAAATACATAAATGGTGTTAATTATTTTATTTATGTATTAAAAATATAGAATTATGGTTTAGTCAGTGTAAACGCGTGTTTTTTTATTTTCAATTCTTCATTCCATTTTATAAAATTGGACATAAAAAAATGTCCATTTTTTATTTTTCGATTTGAGAATTGTTAAAAAAAAGTGAAAAAATGAGTTTACAGCATAATGCTGTTATTTATAATTCTTGTTTTTTTAAAGTGTTACTGAACTTTTTATTTTTACTTTTTAAAAAAGATTTAAGCATATTTTATGTTTCTATAATATAGCATATATGGAAACCAAATTTATGAATAATATGAATGAAAAATACTTTTGTGATAATTGTGATTATAGTTGCTCTAAGAAATTTTTATGGGAACAACATTTGAAAACCATAAAACATAAACGGAAACAAATGGAAACAGAGGAAACAAAAATATTAAAATGTAATATTTGTAATAAAAATTTTATGAATAGGTCAGGATTATGGAAACATAAAAAAAAATGTCAAATATTAATTAATAATGAAACGAAGATTATTGAAGATAATAACAAAGATACTATGAAAGAATTAGTATTAAAATTAATAAATCAAAATAGTGAATTACAAAAAACAATACATGAAATGATTCCTAACATGGGTAACAACAATAATAGTAATAATACTAATATAAAACAGAAATTTAATATTAATGTATTTTTAAATGAAAAATGTAAAGATGCATTATCAATGGATGAGTTTATTGATAAAATAGAGGTGTCTATGAAAAACTTATTAACAACAAAAGAAAAAGGGCAATCGCATGGTATAAGTAATATAATAATAGAAAATATGAATAAACTATCATTATATGAAAGACCATTACATTGCACTGATAAAAAACGGGAAACATTATATGTAAAAAATAACAAATGGGAAAAAGATGATAGCAAACAGCATATAAATAAAGCATTAAAGAAGGTTGAATCAAAACAATTAAAAAACTTGAATGTATGGTTAGAAACACATCCAAATTATATGAATAATTCATTAGAACAAGAAGAATTTGCACAGTTAATGAGTGAATGCGGAAAATCAGTTGATGATGGAAGAGAGAAAATAATAAAAAAGTTATGTGATAATGTATATATAGAAAAAATAGATGAAGAAGGTTTATAAAATAAATTAAATATTCTTATTTTATAAATTTATGGTTTGGTCAGTGTAAATGTATGAATTTTTTATTTTCAATTCTTCATTCCATTTTTAAAAATTGGACATAAAAAAATGTCCATTTTTAATTTTTCGATTTGAGAATTGTTAAAAAAAAGTGAAAAAATGAGTTTAGAGCATAATGCTCTTATTTATAATTCTTGTTTTTTTAAAGTGTTACTGAACTTTTTATTTTTACTTTTTAAAAAAGATTTAGGAGATTTTTATGTAAGTATAATATACTTACAAATGCTTACAAATAAATCGCAAAAAATCTCACATAAATATTTATGTGAAAAATGTAATTATAAAAGCAGCAAAAAAAATGATTATGAAAAACATTTGCTTACCATAAAACATAAAAACTTACACGATACTTACAAATGCGACGCAATAATAAATTATGTATGTGATTGTGGGAAAGAATATAAACATAGACAAAGTTTATATACACATAAAAAAACATGTAAAGGAAATAATCAAAAAGATAATGTATTATTATCTGATAATAAAGATGAAATGAAAGAATTAGTATTAAAATTAATAAATCAAAATAGTGAATTACAAAAAACAATACATGAAATGATTCCTAACATGGGCAATAACAATAATAGTAATAACAATAATAGTAATAATAATAATACTAATATAAAACAGAAATTTAATATTAATGTATTTTTAAATGAAAAATGTAAAGATGCATTATCAATGGATGAGTTTATTGATAAAATAGAAGTGTCTATGAAAAACTTACTAACAACAAAAGAAAAAGGGCAAGTGTATGGTATAAGTAACATTATAATGGAAAACATGAATAAACTTTCTCTCTACGAAAGACCATTACATTGCACAGATAAGAAACGGGAAACGTTATATGTAAAAAATAACAAATGGGAAAAAGATGAAAATAATGAGCATATAAATAAAGCATTAAAGAAGGTTGAATCAAAACAATTGAAAAACCTGAATGTATGGTTAGAAACACATCCAAATTATATGAATAATTCATTAGAACAAGAAGAATTTGCGCAATTAATGAGTGAATGTGGTAAATCAGTAGAAGATGGAAGAGAGAAGATAATAAAAAAATTATGTGATAATGTATATATAGAAAAAGTAGACGATGAAGCTTTATAAAATAACTAATAATTATATATTTTATAAATTTATGATTTGGTCAGTGTAAAACGCCTGATTTTTTATTTTCAATTCTATATTCCATTTTATAAAATTGGACATAAAAAAATGTCCATTTTTTATT